TCGTCGAATATAAAGGTGAATCAATGACACTTGCTGAAGCCGCCGAAAAAAGTGGAATTTATCGAGCTACGTTATTTGCAAGAATCAAAAATGGTGACACCGGCGAACGTCTTTTCAGACCTGTCAATAATCACTAATTTTTCAAACGCAATTTATATTTTTGCACCGTGAAGGCGTTGTCGACATCTGAATAAATTTCCAATTTATCCCAAATGTTCCCGTCTTTATCAACCAGCGTGTCACCTTCGTAAATTTCTTTGCCGTCCACGTCATAGCCGACCAGTTGCGAAACACTCTGCGGCAGAACCTTAGTGGCGGCGTAATCTTCCATAATCATACAAATGCGGCATTGAACTAAGTCGCCGTAGTGAAAGTTGCCGTCCTCATCAATGCCGCGAAATTTATACGGTATATCCATTGCAATCACCTTTTTAATTTAGGTTTGTAACTGCGGTAAACCTCGTTGCCGTCTTTATCATAGCCGCAAAATTTTTGTATTGTGTCGGGGTCAACACGCGCGTGAAAGTCGCCTGAAAGTATAAACGCGCCAATAAACCCCACAAATAAGTTGCCGTGAAAAATTTGATTGCTGTACAAATGTTTAGCGCGATATTTCGGCGGTATTTTTTTCACCCTTCGCCACCCTCCTGCAAATCTACAAGCGCGTCTACTTCTTCCGACGTCAAGTTATTAGCATTAGCGTCGCGTTCAATCGCCGCAAAAAGCGTGTCAATGTCGGGCTGTGTCACCCACGCTTGACCTGCGTCCTCATCGGGCGTGTATTCAAAACTTCCCTCGTCGTTAGTCAAGGTAAAATAGCCGTCCCGCGTGACGACGCCTTCTCCGCTGATATTTAGCGCCGCGCGGTTGTATTGTGACGTGTCCAAATAATTCACCCTCTCAATGTTCGCGCTAATGCCTTTAAACGTGTATTTCGGCGTCCAACTAAGCCATTTTTTGTCAACCGTCGCCGTGTTATCAAGCACCGTCGACCGATACAAATAAACCGTGCTTAAGTTGTAGCCGTAAGTCAGCCGCTCGGCAAGTTCGACGTGATAGTAGTCGGTAGAATAAACGGCGCCAATAACCTGCACCAATTCTTGATTGTTGCCGTCGGAAATCCAATAATACTGCCCCGCGATAATGCCTTCGTCCGACTGCACGCCGATAATTTTACCATTCTGTGCGCAGGACAAAACTTTCATTTTGTACACGTCAATTTCGGTCGTCGGTTTAAAATCTTCGACAATCATCATATTAGCATCTAAGCCCAATTCGTTTTTGGAATCCGAAATAATTTTCAGCGTGTTAATTTTGGCTTGATTGTCGGTTATCGTCTTGCCGAGTGAAGGTATAAGCTCCGCCGCGTCGCCTAAAATCACGTGCCGCGTATTGTCTACCGACATTTGGTAAAGGTGCTTGTCTTGATTAGCCGCCCAAAATGCATTGGTGTCATAAACATTGCCGTAGTAATTCGGCATATTGGGGTGCGGGTGCTCCGCGTCGACGTGAATTTTGTAATCAGCCATACCGACGTATGCAAATGAGGCGTCCAAAATTGCCTCTACTTTTTGCGCGTTTTGAATCACCGTGACGACGCCTAAGTCAATCGTTTTGGCTACGGGTCCGGTATTGGCGGGCAGAAATGAACTGGCGTCACCGCTGTTTCTATAGGCGTACAAAATTTCTTCGCCCGTCGCTTGGTCAATCGCAAAAACCGCTTGCTCTCTGGCAAAAAAGCCCTCGACGATTTCAGCGTTGGTTTTTATAGCGTGAAGTAACATCGTGCCGTCGCCTTTGTTGACGTTTTCGCAAATTGGTAAATCCATTCGCCAATTAGTCATTTCGGTTTTGTTAAGCACTGCCACTCTGTATTCGCTGTCGCTCGTGACGTCCAAAATGCCGTCGCCAATCGCAAGCTTAGTAAATACAATTCTTTCACCGGACAAACCCGCCGAAAGTACGTTTAAGCCTTTGCGCGTACACATCATTCCGACCGTGCCGAGATTAAAAGTCGCGGTTTCTGTCGCTGTATCTGTCATTTAATTCACCTGCCTTTTTCACTCTTTAAACCAATCATATAACAAATTGCCGACCAATACTCCTAAGAATATACACAAAAAATTTTCCATTTCAATCACCTATTTTTAAGCTTTTAAGAAAGTGCATATACTCCCACTTCATCCATTTACGTATTTGCATACGCCGAAATTTTGACGTATGTTTAATTTCACCTAAACGCCGAAACAACTCCGTAATATGAATTCTATATTTCGCAAAAAAATTTTTGTATTTCTTCGCACGGACAGTTTTGTCAACCATTTCAATCACCTGCTTTTTTTAGTTAGAGTTAAAGCACGAGCAAGCGCCTTTTTGCGTATTTTTTTAGTCCTGCGCGGTATGTCCAATGTACGTACGATTATGTTACCGACAATTTTAAACATTTTAATCACCGCCAAATTAAAAAAGCGCCTGAGCCTTTTCAGCTTGCACCTTTGATATTCTCTCGTTCGCTATATCGCAAAATTTTTTCTCGGTCTCAAAACCGATAAAGTGTCTGCCCGTGTTTACTGCCGCGACTGCCGTACTGCCACTGCCTATTGTCGCGTCCAAAACCAATTCGCCTTCATTCGTGTACGTCTTGATTAGGTATTCAAGCAGGTCAACGGGTTTTTCTGTTGGGTGTATGCAATGTAGACCGTTGTCATATTTTGCACCGCCCGAAAGCATAGTATTAAAAACTACAATATCTTTAGGATAATACTTACCTTCCAAATTATGATAACCCGTGCGTCTGTTCCTAATAGCATTATAGCACCTTGAATTTATTTGTTTATCACTATTCCAATTTTTAGGTTTGCCCTGCGTAAATTGCGGATTGTACGTCGGCAGTTGACGGTAAAAAATCAAAATATCTTCGTGCGCTTTTAGTGGCATTTTCTTGGCATTCAAAAAGCCTGTCGTTGAATTTTTTTGCCAAATCCATTTATAGCGGTAGTTTTTGATATTCGACGCACCGAGTTCAATGAGGAATTTGCTATTAGCAAACAACGCTATTGCCGCCGTCCGCTTAGTCACGCGGTTTATCTGCTCCCAAAACTTCGCAAGGTCAATCTTGACGTCAAAAGGTGCGGCGGTAATTCCAAAAGGCAAGTCTGTAAGTACAAAGTCAACAACTCCGTCGTCAATCGCCTTCATACCTTCCAAACAATCGGCATTATACACTTTATCAATATCAATCATAGCTTAAGCTCCTTTAGGTTTTGGCGGCGGCAATGGAGAAAACTTGCCATTGTCAGCCTTCGGTGCGTGACCGCCAATTAAATTAATTTTACGTTGCGTAATGTAAAGCGCCTTTTTGATTCGGTCGGGCGCGTAGCCCTTTGAATTTAAAATCGCCTTATTCAGTACGGCATAATCGCCAACCGCGTTAATCTCTGCACCCGTGACATTTTGGCGGGGATTTTTCAGCGTCATAAATCTGATTCGGCGATCTGGAAATTCCCAGTATAACCGCAGAAAGTCGCGCCCAAGCGGAAATGGTTCAATGTAGTCGGGGTCGTCGGGGTCAATTTCGCCGTCGTCCTCGTCGAAGTGGTGATCATACTCTTTAACGTCGGGGTTATGTTTCCATTTGTTATAGCGCGTCCATAACCAATACGAAAAGCTCCACTCTTGCGTGTCGTCGGGGTCAACCTCCGCCGCAATTTCGGTATAGCCGCCAATTTGTAACCACGTCGTAACTACTAAGTCATTTGAAATATTGTTGTAGTCGGTTGAATCATAATCAATCACGCTCCGTGTTGCGTCGATTGTCTTTTCAGCTATGTAAAGCGAATTGGTAGTTGTTTCAAGTCCTGCGCCGTCTATCACGTCGCGAACAACACTAACCGTCGGAAAGCCTATGTAAAGTTCGTTGTCCGGCGGTTCGCGCGTCAAGTCGAAGATAAATAAATCAAGCCAGCTACGCTCGTTTTTCGCCGCGTAGACAAGCCGCATAAATGTTTCACCGTCGTCGCCCATATATGCCACGTCCGAAACAGTCAAGCGGAAAAAGTACGGATCGCCGCCATATTCCCAATTCTCTTTAACTTTAGCTTTTATGCCGAATGCGCCGAGAAATTCCTCAACGCTTGCCGGTGTACCCTTGATTCGGTGCCACAAGATTGACTGCCGGATTAAATTGCGCTTGACTTCAAGCGGCATTGTTGACGGTTCGTAATGGTCAACGTGGAATTGGTAGGCTAAATGGTCTAGTACGTCGTGATTAAGTTCATCAAGGCGCGGTATGTGTAGCACTTGCCAAGCGTCATAAGACAGCGCCTTTAATTCAAGGTCTAATGCCTCTGCCGCCGCGTGCATTTTTTTATCGGCTAAAATATTTCGCGGCAGTATGTCAGCTATTTTCGGTAACCAAATTTCTTTCAACATTCCGCCGCCTCCTTCGTTAATCGTCCTCAATGCCGCCGTAAGATACAGTGACATTCTGCGCTATCGCTACGGCATTCGGCGCTATTTTTGTAAACGTCGGCGAAATAATTTCGGCGCGTTTAGCACCTGCCGCGCGAATCTTATAATACAATTCGGTATGGTTAATGTCCCTGCCCAATTTCTTCTTTTGCCACGCTATATACTCGTCAACCGCCGTTTCGCAACGTTGCTGTATCGTCACGGCGCTTACTGCGTCACTGCGTGCTATGTAATACCTAATTTCGATATCGTAGTTTGTGACAAGTGGCGGCTTGACGTGTACCAAGTCAGTAAGTGGACGTACCTTTTTATCATTCAAGACGTCGGCAACGGTATTCAGCATTTCAATATCGGGCAGTTCGCCGCCTTCAAGCAAGACGTAAACGCTGACTTCGCCAGGATATTCGCTGATAACGTACACGTCTGAAATTAATGTCGACGCCGTTTTTGCCCAATATTCGTACGCGCCTTTACTTCCTGCATTGCTAAATTTCTCCGGTGCCTCGTGAATCCTTTCGCGTAGGCTGTCGTCACTCTCGATATCGGCTCCGCCCTCTGACTCGGTCAAATTGACTATCGACGCTAAAAAGGGTTGCGGGTCAACTATGTGGCATAAATCACCCGCCTTGTAGCCGTTGCCTATGTCGCCCGTCTGCAAGCAGGTAGCGCTTACTGTAGTTGACGTTTCGCCGGACGGAAAAATCACCGCTGAATCAAGCGCGAAATTGACGTTGTCACCGGCGTGAACACGTGTACCCTGCATTATGGTTATCGCTCTTGCACGCGGCGCCGACAGCGTGACTTGCACCGTTGTTTTTGCCGCCGCCGCCGGAAGTCGATATACCCCTACCAATACGCCCAAATGCTCCAATGCCGCGCCGCTTGAATAGGCAAGCAGATTAGCCTTTGCTAACTCGTCAATTAAAAGGCGTTGCTGTACGATTATTGCCAAAAAGGATTTTATAAAAAGCATTAGCGGATCGGCGCGTGCTATTTCACGTTTCAGCAAGCCGCGTACTATCGTTAAGGCGTTGTCAAGGAGTTTGTCAACGTCGGCATCCGCAAATGTTAATTTTGGTAAATCTTTAAGCTCCATTTCCGTCCTCTATCAAAACATACCCGCGCAATTTGTCTTGCACCAATTCAATTTCTGCGACCGGCTTTAATATGCCGTCCAATGTTTCTTCCTGCGTTTGTTCGTACGTGACACGTGTAACACGTGCGCGGGGTTCAAATTTGTTTACTGCCTCCACAATAGCCGCCGTGATTTTTGCCGTCACTACCGATATCGGCAAGTCTAAAATTTTTCTGTCGGTGCCAAAATCTCTATCGAGCGGGACTTCGCCTTTTACCGTCATAAGAATTGTCTTGACATTCTGAATGACTTCTTCAAGCTCCGTCACCGGCATTAAATTTATTTCCGCTAAATCTGTAGTAACACGAATCACTTTTGCCGCCCTTGCCTTTCTGCCGAACTATGCTATAATCTACCCAACTTCTTTAATGGATTAATTTCATTAAAGCAAAAAAGGCGACTCTCCACAAGCCGCCTTTTTTGTTGGGTATTTGTTACGTAACTTCTTTAGTGATTAATTGTCATTGCCGTTTTAAGCCGTTTTCGGTGTCGCCTAGTAGTCTTTGTATGTCAACCCGTCTATCGCGCGTCTACGGGCGTTTTGCGAAGTCTACAAGCCTTTCTGAATTGCTTTTCCAAAAGTCAAATTGCCTTTTGGGTTTCGGTGTCGCTGTCGGCAACTTCGGCAATCGGCGGGATATCCGCAGGGAAGGCGAAGGTTTTGTCGCCGCGTTCAATCGCCGCTACAAGGTCACGAATTACTGCTTTAAATTGTTTCGCCGTGCTGTATGTTACAAGTCTATGAAGATATTTTGAAATTTGAAATCCCCCGTCTTTGAAACAATCGAAGTACAATTCGTCGAAGTCGTTTCTAAAAATTGTTGATCTGGCAGGCGCAATAATCTCTAAATACCTTGAATCAAGACTGGTAACGGCTTTAATTTTATCGTACGCCCAAGCCGTGACGCCTTCAAGGAGATTCAGTAATTCCGTTTCTTTTTCGGCGCGTTTAGCTTGCAATGCCGCAATTTGCGCGTCAATGTCTGCAATCTCCGCCAAATACGCTTGCGTCTTAACGTCGTCTTCATCAGCCGGTTCAATCACAGTGCCGCTAACTGCCGTGTCAATCGTCGCTACGTCGTTCGCCGTTACTGCGTCCGCCGCAAAATTTTGAATTTCAAACTTTACGGGGATATTTTCAACCGCCGTACCTACCTGCGCATTTACCGCGTCAAGCAAATTAGCCGTCGTGAAGTTCGCCGCGTTAAGTTCAATCATTGCCGCAACGCTTGCGTCTACTGCGTCTGCACTGCCGCCGATATCGTCAATCGCGTCAACAATCTTACGGTTGGCAATTTCATTTTCCAACGCCGCCGCCTTATTTTGCAGGTCATAAAGGTTAACGCCGTAATTGCTGATAAAGTTTTCGCACTTAGCGATACAGCCGATATATTCTTTTATCTGCTCGACGTAGTATTCAATGTCACGCTGAACGCCTTTAATCTGATTGTTGACGTAGATTAACTCTTCTTTTGCCGCCTTAACCGTCGAGCTGTCTTCTGCATTCACGGTGTTTTCGGTTTCAACCGCTGTGTCCTCTTCGTCAAGGGCATAGTAGCTACGATTTAAATATTCGCTATAAAAGTGTTCACTGCCGTCAAAAATAGAGATATTTGCTCTTGTCTCGCAGTCAAATTCGTCATTAAAGCGTTCGATTTTGTAGTGTACCGTTTTGGCAGTGCGTTTCGTGATTTTGATTCTAGGCTTTTCAAAGCGGACACACGGAAAATAAATTTTGCCGACTTCAAACTTTTTAATTTCGGTAGTAGCGCTTGCCTCCTGTACCTTAACCTCTTGCATTTCTGTTTCCTCCTTAACTTCGGCGGTAACTTCTTCGTTCGTCGTGACGTTTTCAACTTCTGCCGTTTCTTCCTCGTATTCGCCGTTCGCGATAGCAACAAATTCATCAACCGTCAAGCCGTAGTTTTTGAGAATCTCGGCAACGTCCTTTTGGCTAACCTTGTGCCAACCAACCGTTTTAACGTCTTTGTACACCTTCACTCCGCGTGCGCAGTTTACTTTGCGTTTCACGTAATACGTGCCGTAAACATCAAACTGCTTGCGATTGCCGACCATGTAAAGCATAACGCAGTTGTTTTCAGCGTGGAGAGCTTTTTCGTACGCCTCCAACTTCGCCTTGCTAACCTTCATCATTTTTGTTTCCTCCTTAGAATTTCAAGCGGTTAATATCTTTTATAGGCATATAATACCACAAAAAAGCATAATGTCAATACCTTTAAAAGATATTTTTTGCCTTTTTTTATTGACATATACCTTTATAAGGTATAAAATTTTTTGAGAAAGGAGGATTTGAAATGTCTGATATAAATACAGAATTGACAATCGGCGAATTGATTATGAGATTTGCCAAATTGCGCGGTTATACTCAAAAGGCATTGCGTGACGAATTTAATAAACGTTACGGTACAAAATACAATCAACCTTCATTTTCGCGCAAATTAGTTTGCGGCGCGATTCGCTATGACGAGTTAAAACAGTTAGGTGATATTCTGGGTTTTGATGTTATCTTAAAATCAAGAGACTAATCGCCTGTCGGGACATACTCCTTAAAAGTTACGTCCAATTTGTTCGTCAAGACGTTACCGCCGCCTGTCCAATGCAACACTGATTCTTGCACGTCGTCAATCACAAATTCGTTTTCGCCGTAAACCGTGTTGCCGATGATTAAAAAGTTAGGCTCGCCGCGTTGACACATTTCACGCAACTTCAATGCCTCTTCTTCCGGCGTGACGCCTAAGCAAGATATCAGCGTTATAGTCAAGGTAATTTCCTCAAGTTCCCGCCCTGTAAATTCTAAAACCGGCGGACGTCCAATTATTTCGTGCGTAGCGTATTTAGCCTTCGTCTTGCGCTTGTAGTTGTCAAAGGTTATCACGCGCCGCGCCGATACTTCAAAAACCATTTCGCCGAAGGCTCCAATTACCATACTATCACCCGCCTATAAAAACATTCGGCGATCCGTTTATGTGGTGACCTGCCATTCCGCAACCGACGCAAGCTGTACTATCTTCAATTCGTGTCGCAGGTTTGCCGTTTATAAAAACTGTACTTGACCCGCTGTTTGAAACAAAAGTGCCTCCATGAGGACAGGCTATTGAGCCCGTGTCACCTAATCGGTGCGCGGGTTTTCCATTTATAAAAACGTTTGGACTTCCTTCCGTGTTGTTTCCCGTTCGTCCGTGTGGACAACAGTCCGGTATGCCTAAATCACAAGTTCCCGTCGTCCCGTCATCTACTCGTGTTGCCGCAGGCATTTCTGTCACCTACCCTTCATTGATAAAGATATTCTTCCCTTTCAGAATCATATTTTCTTCACTGACGATTGAAATTTCTTTGTCGCATTTAATTTCCAGCGTGCCTTTGCACTCCACTTTTAGCGCGTGTTGCTTGCGGTTATACTCTACCGACGTGCCGTCTTTAAAATCAATTCGTGTTACGTCCTGCGCATTGGCATTCGGTTTACTTTTGTCGTGAAACCTACTGCCGATTATCCAACCTTCGCCCGTTGTATCTGCGTTCGTCGCAAAAATACACAAAACCGTTTCTCCAATGTCGGGGAGTGCATACGCCTTATTTTCCAGCGCCCATAAAGTTATAATCGGCAACTCGGCGCTTACTACGTTGTCTTTATCTTCAAAAGTCACCCGCGCCGAATGTCGCGCCGGATAAACTTCACTTACAATTCCTTCCTTGACTAAGTCGCGTGCCTCGCCTTCCATACCAATCACCTACTAATAGCCGGATAAACATTTACGCAAGTCCACTGACACTTCATAACCGTTTCCTACTTTGTGCGTAGCCTTTTCGATAATATAATTTCCGTCGTAAAAGCCGTGACCTGCAAACTCTATGACGTTGCCGCTGAGATATACAAAGTTGCCGACAAGCGTCAATGAGATTTTAATTTCCTCTTTATTTTTTTCGCGCAATTTTTTCTTGGCAAGCTTTTCAGCCTCTGCCTTAGTCTCCACTTTTTGATTGATTTTAAGCGTCATTCCGTCTTTCTTGCTGGGGTCGGTATATTCGGCGGAAATTTCCTCTGACTTCTTGCCGTGCTTGTATTCGACTTTGCAGGATTTATAAATTTTAGATATCGTGGCTTTACCGCCAAAATGTTTAATGGCGTCCGTGCCGTAGTGCAAAGTAACAATCGGCGTTTGCCCTTCGTACTTTTCTTCGTCAAAGATAATTAATTTACGATCCGACGCCTTTAAAGCTAAGCCCTTGTCTTTGCATAATTTCTGCAAAAAAGCCAAATTGGATAACTCCGACTGCTCGGCGCGTGCTATCTCGGGATCCTCTTTTGTATCGTAAAATAAAGTTAAGCCCGCCTCTGCCGCAATGTCACCTGCGATTTTAGACAGCTTGACTTTTTCCCAACTGTGACTTTCATCAATGCTACGAAGTCCCGTGTTATTGGGAATGGAATTAAGCTTGACTTTGCATTCATTGCCGCCGCCGTAGCTGTAATCGTTTTCACATTCGTCAATTTCCCAAAAATCCAAAGGCAATATTTCTACTTCTTCGCCATTCCAATTTTGACGAATCAAAGTAATTTTAACCGTGTCGCCGCGTTGCGGGAACCAATCTTCACACCAAATTCTATTGGCATCTTGAAGTAAAATTTCGGCAGTATCCGCCTCTCCGTCCAAAACATCAGTATAGGAAACGGATTTAACGTAAGTGCTTATCTCGTCCGTGATATTTTTGCCGTTGACTTCTATTTCAACTCTTATATTTCTTGCTTTCATAAAATTACCAAACAAAAAGCGCCTTTCGGCGCCAAATATTTTTTCTTGAAAAGCAAAAATCCCTGTGGTAAAATTGCCGTGTAACCAATAGACAATCCCGCAGGAATTTTGTATTTTTATTTTATCAATCCTGCGGGCTAAAGTCAAGAAAGGATTGATTCATATGAAATTTACCCCTGAAATTCAAGCGGCTCTGCAAACTCTCAAAGACAACGCCGAAAATGACTTTGAACGTCACCGCATTGCCGTTTTGGAGCGCGATTTAACCGCGCCGCCGACCGTTGAAGTCGTTGACGATACTCATCAAAAATTTAACGGTATTAATTATTTTTCTGACGTACAAGGGCATTACCGTGCTACTTTTCACATTCACCGCGCCGTTTACACATATTATTACGGCGAAATTCCTTCCGGTTATGATATTCATCATATCGACAGAAATAAAGCTAACAATGATATTTCTAACTTGCTTTTAGTCACACGTTCTGAACACCAAAAAATTCACAAACCTCAAGGTAATGCCGCCGTCACTTATGACACACCGCGCATTTTTACCTGCAAACAATGTGGCAAAACTTTTTCAACTACCAACACTCGCCAAAATTCTTATTGTTCAAAAGAATGTAGAGATATAGGTCACCGCCATTATGAATATAGGCATTGTGCTATTTGCAACAAAAGATTCCGAGTTCGTTCAGACGCCAAAACTCAAACCTGCTCTCTCGAATGCGCGAATAAAATGTGGCGGGACAAAGTTGCCGTGAAAGAAAAAGTTTGTGCGCAGTGTGGTAATAAATTTTTAACTAGCAATAACCGCAAAATTTATTGTAGTCGCAACTGCGCACAAAAACATAGTCGTTCGCGAAATAAATCTTAAAAAATTCGTTCGATTGATCCTGCCGCAATTTTCATTTTGCCTTTGAAGTCATTCACCGCAATTTTTACAATATGCTCTTCCGGCTCTCTCAATGTCAAGGTTTGGTGCGCGATAAACCAATAATTGACGCCTTTCACTGTTTGCTTGCCGACGTACATTAAACCTTTGTATCCTGCACCTGCAATAGGACTTTCAAGCACCGAAAGTGCCGTTGCGGGTTTTTGCGGCAATTTTGTTAAATCGGTGATATTTTCAAATTTGATTGAACCTAACATTTTTCATACCTCCAAAAAAAATTAACGCTTCCACGGCGGGAGCGTTTTTGTTTTAGTTTTACTAATCGCGGGTATTTCCAATTTCACACCCGCTGAAAAAATAAATGTCGTGATATATTGCCTGTTGGCATTGATTAAATCTTCGGTGTAGCGACTATCGCCCAGCGTCTTATGCGCAATCACGTCCCACGTGTCGCCGCTCTGCGTCGTATACGTCACGCAAAACCCCTCCTTGATTTTTCACGCATAAAGTTATTGTACTTCCTTTCAAAACTTTCACACGCCGAATAGGCGATCTGCTCGCCGATTTTTTTTGTGTCGACTTGCTCGCCGCTACCGGTGATAGTAACCGTTATATTAAAAGTCGGCTGAAATGCCGCCGCTGAATAATCATTGGACGTGCCGCCTTCGTACGTCTTAACATCTTCCAGCCGATTATCTGTCACGCTTGACTGCAGGTTTTGTATCCTGTCAAGCATTGGTGCCGAATTACTCTGCAATGTCGGAAATGTACCTGTAGGATGCATTATGTCATAACTTGCCTGAGCCTTCGCGCCGCCTGTAATGTCGCTGATAACGTCAACGGGTTGCTTGCCGAAAATGCCGCGTAATGCGTCATTCGCCTTGCCAATCAAGCCGCCGATTATCGGTACATTATCTAAATTTACGCCACCGACATTTTTAAAAATATCTGTAGGCAAATTGCCCTGCGGTTGTGTTTCCGCCGGAAGGGTAGGAAATGTGCCGCGCGGGTGCATAATCTCATAATCTACACTTTTGCCAATGCCGCTGAATATGTCAACGGGTTGCTTGCCGAAAATGCCGCGCAATGCGTCATTCGCCTTGCCGAAAATGTCACCTACAAACGGGATATCACGCAGATTAAAACCGCCGATATTCAGATTTTTGTATCTGTCTGTAGGCAGGGTAGTTTGCAACTCGGCAGGTGCATTTAAAATCGACGTCCGCGTATTCTGCCGCGTCATATTTCGGTGCGAATTTACTACCGATTGACGCTGTGCATTTACGATAGCTTGATAACTTCGACTGTTGGCAACTCGGTCAAGCGTCTTTTCGCGCGTAGGTGATTCAGACCGCCAACGCTGACTTTCAAACAAAATTGTCGGCGCGGGAATTTTTTCAGCTGGTTGCGATGCCGGCTGTATGGTTTCGCGTACTTTGCTGATTAAGTTGCGGAATTTATCCAAATACCGTGCAAGGCTAGACGTGCCGTCCTGCTTTTCGGCAAATTCTTTCAGCTGTAGTTCCTGCTTGACGTGCTTGACCTGTTCGCTGTCGTACTGCGTTATTACGTTACCTGCCGCGCCGTTCAATCCGATTATGTTACCTAATTCATCAAATTGCGCCGCTTGTAAGTTTTGAACCCGCCTTTGTACATTGCTGATTCGTTCAACTGTCGACGTGACATTACTCAACGCCGTATTTTGTACTGCCGACGTATTGTAATTTTCCGTCGCCGATTGATTTACTACAGAATTGTAAATTTTCCGTGCTTTTATCTCTTTCGATTTCTGAAAGGTTAATATCGCGCGTTGCGTATTGTCACGCGGTATTTTCTCCGCCGTTGTATTAACGGGACTGTCGGAAGGCAAGACGCCTAACATTTGACCTGCTTGCGTCCACAAATTTATTGCGCGTGCAGATTTATCAAGCGGAATTGCCGCCTCCGGTGATCGCTCTGCAAACCACGTAAGAAATGCGCCTTTGTTGTAAATGCCGCCTTTGTAGTTTGCCGCAGGTTTACTCGCTCCTGCAGACGCCGCCGCCGCGCTTGCACTTGCCGCCGCACTTGCCGCACTGCTTGCCGCTGACGCTATACTTGACGCCGCGCTTGACATTGCGCTTGCCGCACTGCTTGCCGCTGAGCCTAACGACGCTACGCTTGTCGCCGCGCTTGAACTTGCCGACGCCAATGCCGTTAAGCCGCTGATTGTAGCTTGCAATGCCGCCGTGAACGCTTGCAATGCTCCGAGTGTAGCTTGCAACGCCGCAATGAAGGCTTGTAAAGCCGAAGTCGACGCCGTAACTTGCGCCGTGTTTGCTGTCAATGCCGCTGTATGTGCAGTGACCGCCGTTGTTTCAGCCGTGACTGCCGACGTCAATGCCGTTAATCCTGCGTTTACCGGCTCGATTGTCGTAGCTACATTTTGCAACGCCGTTGTCGCAGGTTCAATCGCCGCTGGGAAGTTTGCTAAGGCGTCTTGAACGGGTTGAATTGCTTGCGGAAGTTGCGCTATTGATTCTTGAGCAGGTTGAACCGCCGTTGAAAAATTTGTAAGTGATTGATTGACTTGCTCCGCACCTTGACCGATTTGCGGTAAAGTTTGTGCAGGTTGCTCTGCCGCCGCGCCTAATGCTTGCATTTGCGCCGTAAATGACGAAGTATCAAGATTAGGTGTTTCGGCAGGTGTAGGTGTCGGCATTGGTGCAGGTGCCGCCGGTTGTGCTGGTTGTGCAGGTTGAAAAAGTGCCGCCGCATTTGACAATGCACCTTGATTTTCTGCCGCCGATTGAAATGGTTGTGTTATGGGCGCTCTTTTGTACGCCGCATATTGCTGACGGAAATTTCCGCTTATATCATAGCCAAAGTCCGCCTTTTCAAAGTCTATACCTCTCCAAGCTTTATCAATCTTACTTTGCAATAAAATAGCGCTGTCGCCCATTTTGTCAAAATCAAAAGTCAACACGGCGCTTATAAATTCGCCCAAACCGCTAAATGTATCTTTTAAACCTTCAATTAATGCCGTAACAGTTTGGACAGTCGCCGTGAAGATATTGATTATTGACACTCCGACACCGGCAACAATATTCACAATACCTAAAAACGCCGCAACGATGCCGTCCGTAAAGCCTTCGATTTCCCATATACCCAAAATGTCGCCAAACGCCTGTGATATTGCGTCACCGATTGGACCCAGCGCCGTCATTAAGCCGCTGACTGCTTGACTTGCCGCGTCCAATGCAGACGATATTGCCGCGCCCACTTGACTTATTGCAGGTGCTATCCTGTCCCAATTTTCATATATAACGTAAGCCGCCGCCGCCAATGCCGTCAAAAACAAACCAAGTGGTGTAGCTATAAACGCCAAAGACGCTCGCGCCGCCGTCATTATCGCCGCACCGATTTTTGTAAATGCCGCCGATACACTAGCCGCAATGCCGCTAAAAGTTAGTCCCGCCAATGTCGCTTGTATCGTTGCAAACGCCGCGCCAATTCGCCCTGCCATTCCTAAACTTGCAACCTCTGTAGCTATCATTCCCGCGCGAACTGCCGCCAATCCCGCTTGAAACATTGCAAATTGCGCCGTGATAAAGCTCCACGCCGCGAACGCCACTGCTACGCCTGTAACTGCAAGTGCCAATGCCGATAATGCCGCGATTATGCCGACTATGCCTTGTACAACACGCGGGTTAGCATTAGCCCACTGTGTAAATGCGCTGATTAACGGTGTTACTGCCTCTGCCGCCGCGCGTATTGCAGGATTCAAGGCTTTGCCGACCGCTAAATAGGCGCTTTCCATTGCTGATTTAAGAATTGTTATCGCGCCTTGCGTGTCGTCCATCATCGTCGTCGCTACTTGACGTGCATAACCGTCCGCATTTCTTAGCCCTTCGACATATTTTAAAAAGACATCGGGTCCCTGATCGAATAGCGCTAACCAACCTGTCTCCGCGTTGACGCCGAAAATACCTTTAAACGCCGCTAATTTTTCGTCCTGCGAAAGATTTTTGGTTTTTTCGTGCAACTGCATTATTACCCGCGTCATTTTTTCCGCCGGTGACGTTGCACCTTTTAAGTCAATGCCTAAACCCTCAATTACCGCTTGTGCCTCTAGTGCGCCTGCTTGTGCGTCCGATAATGACAAGCCTAATTTTTCCATTTCCTTCGTCGCGGTTTTAGGTGGTCCCGCTAATCGAAGTAAGCCCATTCTAAGTGACGTACCTGCCATAGAGCCTTTGATTCCGGCATTAGCCATCATCATTACCATTGCCGCCGTTTCGTCTAGGCTTGAACCAAACGCCTTTGCTACCGGCGCCGCGTACTTCATTGTTTCACCGAAGTCCGTCAATCGCGCATTGGAATTAGTCAAGGCATATGCGTAGACGTCCATAAAATGTGGCGCGTCTTTGACCGGTACGCCCATTGCCGTCATATTATCTGACACAATGTCTGCAGTTTGCGCTAAGTCCGCGCCTGCCGCCGCCGCTAAATCAAGCATACCCGGCATTGTGCCTAGTATCTGATTAGTTTTCCAACCCGCAAGACCAAGAAAGCTCATTGCCTCTGCCGCTTGAATTGCCGTGAATTTTGTCGTAGCACCTAAATCAAGTGCTTGCTTTTCAAGCGCCGCAAATTCTTTTTCTACGACATCGGTCTTGCCTTCGCGTATATTTTGCGATTGCGTCAAGGCTTTTACTCGACTCATCGCGTGTTCAAAAGTCATTGCCGTTTCTACGGACTTTTGTATCGGCGCGGCAACAACATCAACCGCTTGCTGTACGGAATTAAAAGCAGATTGCGCCTCGCTGAAATTGCTTGACGCCGCATTTAAATTATTCTGCGCCGCTGACAATGACGCCGCCGCTTGACGTTGCCTTTCAATCGCCGCTGTAGTTGCCGCGATTTCCGACCTTAGCCGCATTTCAGACGATATAAAATGGTCTGTTGAAAATCCCGCCGCACTTAGTGACGATTTTAAACCGGCAAGTTCCGATTTTTGCCGTCGCAGGGTATTCATAAGCTCTGTGACTTTTGCCTTTGACGAATCAAAATTACTGCCTAATTGTTTAAGCGCTGATTCTGCCGCGCGTAATTCAGCGGACGAACCTTTCATTGCCGATGTTAAAGTATCGTATACCGACTTTGCCTCGCGAATTTTTTGGCGTTGTTGCTCAATCGCGGCTGTTGTTGATTTTATCTGACTTTCAAGCCGTACCGCTTTTTGTATCTGTTCAAGGTTATGTGGTCTAGCTTCATTTTCAGCCAATTCACGCTTATATTGTTGTTTTAATGCCTGTAATCCTCTAAGTTTATTTTGCTCATCGGTATATGATTTTTTTAAATCCGCTTGTTTAGCTTTTAATTGTTGGTACGCCGCGCGCATTGCGTCTACCTGCGCTTTTTGCTGACGGTACGCCGTCGCCAACTGCCCCATTTTGGCTAACTCTGCAGTCAAGGCAGATTGTGTCTGCGGTATAGCGGCTTTTAAATCGGCAAACTTTTTAGATTGCGCCGCCATTTGATTTAAACTGTTCAAATAGCGTGATAACGTTCCGGCGCTCCCTGCCATTGCCGCGTTGACTTGCTGGGCCGCTGTACTTAACCCGCGCATTGCGTTTTGGGCGGCTTGCATTGCGGCGGCGAATTGTCCGTTTAAAGCGCCGCTGATTCTAAAAGCTACTTCATAAGTTCGCGCCATTGACAATTCACCTCCTCTTACTAGCCGCCTTCATTTCGGCGTTGCGTTTTCTGACTTTTTCATTGATGATTTTTATCCAGTTGTCAAGCTCGTACAGTGGACGTTTCATCCAAAATTCTATGCTTCCCCACTCTTTAAGGTCGGCAGCTGTGCTTCGTAAGTATTTGACGACGTCTCGTCCTTCGCCGAATCGCCAAATAAAAAAGTCATTACCTCTAAATCTACTTTTGTATACTGCTTAAGCTTTAATTCCTTGATATCGTGCGGATTTACGCCCAACGCCTTCGCCGCTAACCTCGTACGAAATGACGGTGTGAAAGATACATTCGGCGCCGCGTTTCCGGCTAAACGCTCTTGTCTTTCGACTTCCTCAAAATCAAACCCAGTCAAGTCGTCCAATTTCTCTTTCAGCGTGTCAATTAATTTCGGAAGGTTAATATTTTCAATCGCCATTAAAATCACTCCTAAAAGTCAAGTCCTACTGATTGACGATAATCACGCAGATAATCTACCCCGTAAACTTCAAATTTGTAATTCAGTTTGTCATAGTCTAACTGTTTCTGATTGTCTACATAAATTTGAAGTGTTATCAGTTCAAATACAGTTTTAGATTCGGTTTCTGTCGCCTTTTCAAGCTTGCCCATTCCACCGTTCTTCGTCAAGCCGCGAAAATCAATGCGTACGGGTTGACTAAGCGTCCTGCCGTTGCCGTGATCGTAATTGTGCTGGGAACTTCTAAGCGTTAAGTCGTGAGCGTGCGGGTGCAACGCAAATAACATTTCTTCATGTATCGTGCGCCAATTAAGCGTTAATTCTAATGATTCGGTATGAGCTATTGCAGGAATTTCTAAATTACCCATTATGCCGGGTCCGCTTACTTCAGCTGTCAAAAAGCTAAAGTCCGGCAATTCAACCGTCGTCATTCCTAAAAATCTGTTGCCGCGATAATAACATTCGTAGTTGTCGGTCATACCGCGCAAAACTGACAAATCAGCCATTTAAATCACCTCTTTTGCAAATTTTATGCAAATAACGTCGCCAAATAATTCGGATCGTATTCTTGTATCCAATCAATTTCACGTGCAGGGGGCGGCGGCGTCATATAAATGTGAAATTTTAAAATGCCGTCCATTAAATCTGTCGTCGCGTTATCTTCCGGCAAAAATACTACACGTGCGCCGAGTAAAGCACCCGCCGAAGTCAAGCTGTCAAGCCAAATATTTGCCGACGTCACGATTGATTCAATCAAACGCTTATTCGTTGGGTTATCAATTTGGCTCCAAAAGTTAAGGATCAGTGAATTGCTGATATAGTTAAACATTCGGCGTATTGGTATGAAATTATCTTTAACATCTGCGTTCGTAGGGTACGCGGAAGTCCTACTGCCCCAAAGTCTCCAACCGCTTGCAAAATTCATTGCCGTTAAAATACCGTTGCCGTTAAGGTAATTTGACTGTTGCAGACCGAAATAAACCTCTGAACCGTCTTTTCTAACCGTAGAATCACATTGCAAATTGTGATTAGAAGGTGCCACATAAGGTATGCCGTTATTATCGGCGTCAACTTGATTCATCAGCGCCGCCATTTGCGTTGAAAGGTGATATTGCTCGCCGTCAAGTGACAATTTAGGATAGCAAACAAACAAAAACGGATCGACGAGATTATTAATCGCCTTTCGCTCTGCCGCCTCCGTGTAAAGTCGCGCGTCTTCCGTGTCAATGTCAACAATCGCCGTCGCCTTGAAAACGTCGTCGATTGACTTAGCCTTTGCCTTCATAATCGCCGCAACTGCCGTATTGGTTGAATATTTCGGTGCAATGATTATGCCTGGCAAAACCGCTAATCTCGGGTAAATACTGCCGACTAATTCAAGCCCCGTAATATCGCCCGTCATTGTGTCAACGCCGCCGACAATATCCATTGCCGTAACTTTGGACGTGTCCACTTCGTGGTAGCTAAGTGAAATTGTATCGTCAACTACCTTTGCATCGTCAATCAGCGTAACAACAACGGCGCCGTCCGTGTCGCGTGCCGCGTTAAAGTCAATGTCCGCTTGCAAAGTGCGCATTTCAGAACCGCCGCTTAATACCTTGACCGTTGACAAAATTGTATCGGAATCAAGAGTGATTGACGTACCGACGTCAACCTCTGCCGTGACGTGTTCAAAATTTTCAGTGTCGCGTGACGTCTGATATTCAAGCACAATCGCATTGTCCGTAATGTTATCAAGCGCCAAAATATTAAGCGTCGTAGTCGTGACAGTGTCACTGCCTTCACCTTCGCTGGTAGTCGTAATGCTGTAGTCTGTATCTTTAACCAGTTCGTCCGGCTCCTTGTCGACGCCGCTTGTAACTACCAATGTGTCAATCAGTGCGTCCTTGCCGATATTCGCAGGTGTCGCGCCTATGCCCTCTGCCGTAAATGTATTTTCGGTGTAATGTTTCGTAGGGTCAAGCACGTTTACAAATACAACGGGTGCCACGCCGAAAAGCACGAATTGACTTTTCATAACCTCGCACAAAGTGTAACTATCGAAGTCGTCACTGTAGCCGAGTTGCTTAACTGCCTCGCTGTAGTAATGCGCCAAAATCGGCGTGTTAGGTTTAGCCGGTTCCGCCGCCAAATGTATCGGAGCCGTACCGAATGCAACTACTAAACCGCTGTTGCCGTCAATCGTAACGGGCGGCGTGATTGATGTCGGTACTTCGGTTGAGTATATGCCGTGTTTATAAGCCATTTATTTTTTCACCTCTTCTTTACCTGCTTGTAAGACTTGCTTGCACGCCGCAAAAATCAGCGTTTCGGGCTTTTCCAAGTCTTTTTCAACTTCTGAAAATTCCTCCACTGAAACAAAAAGGCGGTCAATCATAGGAATTGCCGCTCTGTAACCGTCTATTAAAGCCGTCGGTCTTTCAGTGTAAATCGTGAACTGAATTAAGCCCAGTTTATGATTGCTGGGTCCAATGTAAATTGTATTCATCTTTTTAATCTCCTAAATCTAGGTTGAACTGGTACGCGCGATTCCTCGAACTCGGCGGGATAATTTATCGGCGTGTACGGTTGCGCCGTGTAAAACGTCAATACCATATCTCCGTAGAAAAAAGGCTCGGGCTGGTCGGGTTGCGGGACAAATACCAAGTTCACAAGCTTATATTTGTCGGCTAAATATCTGTCGGGACGTGTCCACAAATATTGTCGTACCGTTTCCGCCAAATTTATTAAATCGCGCCAACCGTCGCCGTAGTCTTTGAAAAATTCGCCTTTTCTTTCGCGTCCGCCGTCATATTTCGCATTTTCGCCGCCGTATACTGCCAACATAAGCCCTGCCGTCAACGTCGCGCCGTCATCTATATCATCTAAGCCGCGAAATTCTACCGTTATCATTGGCAAAAATGTTTCGTTGGTAAAATTGCCGCTGGGGACATAGCCTTCATAAACGCTGACTTTTTTGTCTTTTTGGTATTCAGCTTGAAAAATAAAATGCTCTGTAGCTTGACGCAATTCGCTCGCCAATGTCGATACTAAATCTGCCGCCGTCATTTATAAAAATCTCCTAACTAAAAAAATCGCCTTTCGGCGAAATATATTCTTGAAAAGCAAAAACGCCTCTGCTATAATTGCCGTGAACTAAATAAGCAATACTGCAGGGCATTTTGTATTTTAAATTCTATCACGCCTTGCGGTTGTAGTCAATAAAGGAGTGATAAAATGTCGAATTTGAAAGATTTAACGGGTATGAAGTTCGGTCGCTTAACCGTCATTGAACGCGTCGAAAACAAAGGTAAACGCGCTTGTTGGAAGTGCCGTTGTGATTGTGGTAACGACGTTATTGTTGATGCTAGCGCTTTGAATCACAATCTTACTACATCGTGCGGTTGCCAAAAACGCGAAAGAATTATCAAATATAGTACCAAACACGGGATGTGTGGCACTAAGATTTACCGTACATGGCAAAATATGCTAGCGCGGTGTTTGGAAAAAGGCAATAGAGCTTACAAACATTACGGTGGACGCGGCATTTCTGTTTATCCTGCTTGGATTAACAATTTTCAAGCGTTTTACGATTATGTCAGCCAACTTGAACATTATGGAGAAGAAGGATACACGCTTGACCGCATAGACAATAATGGCAACTATGAACCTAACAATTTGCGCTGGGCAGACCGCAAAACTCAAACCCGTAATCAACGTAGCAATCATATCGTCGAATATAAAGGTGAATCAATGACACTTGCTGAAGCCGCCGAAAAAAGTGGAATTTATCGAGCTACGTTATTTGCAAGAATCAAAAATGGTGACACCGGCGAACGTCTTTTCAGACCTGTCAAAAAACTTTCAATCAAAAAAAGCCTCCGATAATCGCGTTTGCCGCGTGGTCAAGATTAATCTGCAGACGCTGAAACATTTTATCTTCAATGTACGGACCCACATTCGGATTGCCAAGCATACCGGGTGACGAGGGACCGCCTAAACCGCGCAATGGATATCGACTTATGCCTGCACGCTCCACGACGTTTCCTTTGTGCGTCAAAAAGCCGCGTCGAATATAGCCGCCTTGTCCCTTGACGTTTTGCACGAATACGCCGCCTGCAGGCATTTTGCGCGGGCGGCTTTTTGGTTTGATTCGGAATAATTTCAATGGATTTATTCCGCCGCGTGACGACATTTCGCCGTTTAAGCCGCCTTGCTTGATTTTTATCGTGCGTACCACGACGCCAGCGCGAATTGTATAGCGTTGAGCAATTTTACGTGACGCATCCTGTTTGCCGCCGCGCAATGTTCGCTTGACCGCATTTTTCGCCGCCTTTTCAAGTGCGCCCGGTATCATAGCAATACGCTGAAGTTTAGCCTGAAGGTCGGGCGGCGGTTCAATTCTGATTTCAATCATCAAGCCCACCTATTTCAAAACGTTGGAAAGGCGTCTGCCGTAATTGTTCCTGCCGATAACTCGACACTACAAGCCGCGTAATGCCCATTTCGTCCTTGCACGTCTGCACTTTGTAACGCTTGCCGTTAATGTGACAATATTCGCCTTGATAAGGTAACCTTTCATTTTTGCCGCAATAATCAGCCGTCCGAAAAAATATCTTGACAAAATCGCCGTGCAAAGTCTCATAATCTTGTGACTGCAACGCCGAATATCTTTCAGTCCGATATTGCACCTGCACTTGCAAATTCACGCCGTCAATCGTCGCATATTCGCCAAATTCTTTGAGATTGATAAAAACGTCTTGATTATCCTGCCGCTGATAATCTTTAAATGTCGGTAACATTTTTCTTTTTGCGTGCCGTCTTTTCGTCTACGTCAAGCGGCGGCAAGCCCTCATCTACGTTAATGATTTCATTTTCTGTCAGCTCGTGGACGTCGTCAATTTCGCCGCGCTCCTTGCGAACGTAGTATGACACATCATCAATCTCAAAAACGTCGCCTTTTTCATAAATTTTCGCGCGTCCGCCGCCGCTGTATAAAATCGTCTTTAATGCTACTACTTTCAATTTTACAACCTCCAATTACGGCTTAACCTTAAGCACAAAGTGATCGTCAAGAAGTGCAGGCACAAGCAGGTAACGGCTAAATATCGCAAGTGACATCTGATTAGCTTTTTTGTCAATGTCATAACGCGGTACATAATCAGCCGAATACGTTTTCCAACCGCCGTCATCCATAAATACCATTGACCCGCGTAAAACTCTGCCGCGTCCGGCAACAGAAATTATTACCGTGTCGTCCTCAATGTAAGGCTTAGTCTGTTCGTCTTCGTCAATGTAAGTCTTGCCGTAGCTTACAAAATCCATATTTAACGCGCTGATTCTGCCGATATATCGCGCCTGTACGTCCGTGTAATGCGGTGAAAAGCTCGCCATTGTCAGATTTTCGCGATTCGGCACCATGAGCCAATTTCTAATCTCGGTGTTATTCATCAAATATTCTTCGACGTTTTTACCGCAAATTGCAAGCGTGGGAATTTCGCCGACGCGGGATTGGATTCTGTCACTGACAGCGCGAACCTCGTCATAAATTTTAGCCGTTGACTGCGTCCAATCTGTAGTGGCGGTATTAACAAAACCAAAATCTATTGTTTCGGTCTCGGCGACACGCCCGTCATCAGCGTACGCCTTCATTGTCGTTTTACCGTGTTGCAGGATATCAGCCGCCATTTTTTCTTTGCGGTTAGCGTGCATTGCCATTAAGTCCAAAAGGTCTTGCGCTTGCATTTGACGCGCTCTTTCTTCCGGTTTCATCGTCGAAAATACCGGTGTTTCGCCGAATTGCCGCATTTCCACATCGCGTTGACCAATTACTCTGCGGACGCCAAACATCGGCGCCGAAAATTCCATAATTTTTGACGTACCGCGTCCGACGTTTAAGCCCTTTGTACCTGCAACTGCATAAGGCGCTATCATTCGGTCTTGCCGTCTGTATTCTACCGCGATTTTTGACGTGTAAAATATCGGAAATTTATTTGGGAAAAATGTGTCTGACAAGTAGCTTGACGGCTTGTCCATAATTTCAATAGTCGCCATTAGGGTTAAAGTGTCTGTAATATCATATATTTCAAGTGCCATAGTTTTATCACCTTCTTAGTTGCCAATCTGCCATTCGTCTTTGTTAATCGTGCCTTTCGCAATGGAAGTAAGAATAATATTCACCTTGCGTAAAGGCTCTTCAAAATTATCAATGTTCAATCCTGTGCCGAGTTTAATTTTTTCGCGATTGAACTTGCCGCTTGTGTATGCTTGCGTAACGGTATGGTCTGAATCAGCCGCAAAATCTTTTTCGGCGATAACCAAAACTTTGCCCGTGTCACTTGCCGCCGCCGGTGCAAAAACGCCAAAAGTGCTTGCCGACGCTAAAAGCATACCTCTTTCAATCGCCGCGTCTTTAGCCACTTCGACGTTGCGAATTGACACCGGTATACCGTCCGTGCCGCCCATTAATTCATCACGCTTAATGCCGTCGCGCGTGCCGAAAAATCTACCCACGTTTAACACCTCTCAATGCATTAACCATTTCGGCAAGTGACTTAGCGTCCGCCATTCGCTTTTCGTCCGGCGTCATTACCGGTTCAACACTGCCGCCGACGTTTTCAGCGCCGCTTGTCATATTTTCTTTGATTGTAGCTTTAATTTCCTCCACTGCCGCATTTCTGGTAACAGGTAATTTCAAATTTTTAACCGCGTCAATGTACGGCGTAATGTCTGATACTTCCGCGCCCTCGCCGACTGCAACTTCAATCAGCGCGTTTACTATTGCGTTGTCGCCTTTGAGCGCCATTAAGTTTTTTACGCGTTGACGCTCCTGCTTAATCGCGTCTTTTATGATTAAATCATTCGCCGCCTTAACGTCTATCACGTCAACTTTCGGCGTTTCGGTTTTATCTGCCATTTTTTTTACCCCTTTCAAATTTACTAAGGTTCTGAATTTGTCACCGAGATTCTTGCAATCAATCTCGACTTTATTAACAAACAATAACTTTTTCGCGTCGTCGACTTTCATTTCAACTTCGCCCGTTATTTCGTCCACAAATCCTAAATCTTTTGCTTGCTCTGCCGTCAAGTACTTTTCAGCCGTTACCATTTTAGCAATGTCAGCGTGTGACGTTTCCGGCAAGCGTTGTTTGTAAGTGTCAAGGATTGACCCTTCGACCGCTTTAAGTGACGTTGTAACTTTTTCTAGCTCCGCCGCGTCATAATAACCAATCAACCTTACCGAAGGCGTATGTACCATTAAAAGTGCGTTCGACGCCATTTTTACGTTATCACCTGCGCAAATGATTAACGTTGCCGCCGACGCCGCCAACCCGTCAATGGTAACATTCACGTCACCTTTGTAATTTTTCAGTGTGTTGTAAATCGCCAATGCCTGAAAGACGTCGCCGCCCGGACTGTTGACGTGCAGATTGACCGCCTTGCCGTTGCACGATTTTAAATCTTCTAAAAAGCTTTTTGCCGTAACCTCTGCGTCGTCCCAACGCTCGCTTACAATTTCGCCGTAAATGTAAATGTCATTGGACGTCTCCGCCTTATTCCAAAACTTTTTCACGCTGTCACCTCCAATAAAAAAGCGGCTTATTTCAGCCACTGTTTATAAATTTCTGTCGCTAAATTCGCCGTCATATTAGGCGGTACACTCATTGCACATAGATATTTTACCGACGCTCGGCTAAAGTCATAATCTTGCGGAAAGGTTGAAATATTTATGTAGTCACCTGCCGACAATTTTGTTTTATCACAAGCGCGAATACTCACACCGCAATGTGTCAAAGTCGGTGCTATTCTGTCGTCTTGATAAATTTTGGTGCAAAAACCCGTCCATTTATTTTCTGTTCGCGCGGTTATATCGGCTATCATGGTATCGGTCGGCAACAAATATTCAAGCCGTTTTGTAGTGATTCCGTCGCCAATCGGTATACCTTGCGCCGTCCTGACATCTTTAAAAAGTATCGGCGTATTGTTAAAATCCAATTTCAAACGCGGATATTTTTGGTTATTGGCAATAAAAAATATTCGCTCGCGTACCTGCGGGACATTCATAAACGCCGCATTAAGCTGAAATATTTGGACGTCATAACCTAAATTTTTAAATCCGTGCAAAATCTGATTGACATAGCCTTTCGCGTTGCCTTGTATCAAGCCTTTAACATTTTCGGCAATTACGATTTTAGGACGCAGTTTTTTGACGGTCTCCAAAAACACAAAAAATAAATCGTCAAGCGTCTGTAACTTTTGACCTTCACGAAATTTTTTCTCAACGCCCCAATGCTTTTCGCGTCTGCCGGAAATTGAAAACGGCGTGCAAGGTGGCGAACCGTCCAATATATCAAGCGCGTAAAGCTCCGCCGGAAGATTATCAAGCGCGTTAAAATCGCGTAAATCCATACAAAAATTGTATTTCGGCTTAAGATTTCTGACATAAGCGGCACTTGCCGACTTGTCAATTTCAACGTTGCCGATAACCTCAAACCCCGCGCGTTTATAACCGAGTGACGAACCTCCGCCGCACGAAAAGCAACTAAATACCTTTTTCCCGTTCGTCGTTGTCGGCAGGTCTGTCAACTTCCAATTCCAATGAAACATTATTTTTTCCGCCGTTAAATTTAAAACCGCAACGCGGACAGGTATGAGCAAATTTTTCATCTGCAAATTGCCGCGTGTCTATTTCCTTGCACTTGTTTAATTGTTGTATCTTAGACATTCTGTCACCTACTAAAAAAGCACTTGCATTTTATCTGCAAGCGCCTTCGATATTCGTTCGTTCGCGATATCGCAAAAATGTTTTTCCGTCTCAAAACCTATAAAGTGTCTGCCGGTGTTGACCGCCGCAACTGCCGTACTTCCACTGCCGATTGTAGCGTCCAAAACCAATTCGCCTTCATTCGTGTACGTCTTGATTAAGTATTCAAGCAGGTCAACGGGTTTTTGTGAAGGATTAAATTTTGCATTCGTGCAAACCGTGTTGAATTGTAAAACATCTGCAGGATAGCCCTCTTTCGTCGACGTATAAACTTCTTTTTGGGAAGGTCGCCTGCCGTATGCACTGCCGAATTTATTCAGCGCATTAAAGCGCGTGTTTCCTTGACATTTAACCCCCCTTAGCTGGCTTGATATTCCTACAAGTCTGCCGTGCGAAGTTTTCTTTTGCGTAGGTTCTATGTCGTGAACGCCCTGCGGAAAATATTTCATTCGCGTTTTGGGTGAAAGTGATTCGTGATTAATGACGCCGTTTGAAAAAATTAAAATTTCTTCGTGTTTGTGCATTGGACAATTTTTAGCGTGTACAAAACACGTCGGCTGATTTTTTATCCAAACCCATTTGTACTTGTACCATTGCCAATTTGATTGAGCCAATTCAAAAACAAATTTGCCGCTGGCGAACATTGCCGCGCTTGATTGCGGTTTTAATATTCGGCGTACTTCTTTCCAAAATTTTTGTAAGTCAATGCGTTTATCCCAACCGCAGTCAATCAAGCCATATGGAAGGTCTGTGCAAACAAAATCTATTGTGCCGTCATCGATTTTTTTCATGCCCTCTAGACAGTCTTCGTTATAAATTCTGTCGATTTCCAGCATTGGCATTCTCCTCTTTAGGCTTTTCTTTTTCGTCATTGATGTTCGGTACGGCGGCGTTTTGCATTTCGGGAATGTCCGGTAAAAGTTTTTTGCGCATATTATATTCAGATGCCAAAACTTCCAAATTGTCATTATAATCTGCACCGACCAATTCCATACACTCTTTTTGGTGCGTCGACAGTCCAAGCAGAATTTTCATCAATGAGCCTTGAACTTCTTTCACGGGGTCAAGAATTTTTGAACTTTCGCCATACCAATCAGCGGAACTCCACAACGCTCTTTTCAGCGGATCATCAAAAAAACCGTCTGCCTTGATTCGTCCAAGTGCAACGGCTTCCATTAAAAAATTTTCATAAATCGGTTGGCAAAAATCATTGATAAATGCTTGCCGCCTAATATTAAATTCGGTGTCGGCTTGCAGTAAAGCCGCTTTGCTTGCAGAATAGCTCGCTTGAAATTGCTTAATCAAAATCTCAAAAGGTATGTTAAGCGCCGCGCCGATTTGTTTCAAAAATGCGTTAATAAACGGGTCAAAGGTTGACTGCGCATTACTGCGGTCAATCGCCTTCACGTCGACGCCGCGCGGCAGTTTGGTTATCGTTCCTGCGCCGAGTTTATATTCGCGCATCACTTTATCCATTTCCTCATCGGTTTCCTCATCGGTCAAGCCGTCATTGTCCGGCAAGACTTGATTCAGTTCAAATCCCGTTGACTGAAAAACCTCCGTGAAGAAAATTGAAAAAAATGACTTGATAACCGCCGAAGTTAATTCAGCGTCACCGTAGCGTGATATCTGCTTAAGTGATTCGATAACCGGCGCTAAAAGTGGTACGCCGCGAAATTGCTCCGTCCTGCTGTCGTAGCAAATATGTAGCACGTTTCGCCGTCCCGTTTCCTCGCCGAAAATTTTAACGCGCTGCCATTCCAAATTTTCGTCAAGATTTATAGGTTCATTCCAAATTTTATTGGATATCCAAACCGCGATAAATTGTCCCGTCTTGTCTACTTCAATGCCGTTAATGATTCGGTGACCGTTGTCGGGATTCTTCATTTCAATTCCAAAAGGCGAAATGCCGAAATACGGTCTGTTGCTAAAATGCGGGTTTGATACTCGCGCCGCCTCTATCAGCTGTAATCTTAAGCTGTACGGAAAATCTTTTGTAGGATATCGACGCTTGAATAAGCAAAAACAATCGCCGTCGGTCAAGTATGACATATAGGCGATTCGCTGTAACTCATTAAAGCTGTTTCGGCGGTAATAGTCGCAGTGCAAACTGTTTGCCCACAATTCAAATTCCTGCTTAGTATGTCGGCACCAATCTACCGCTTGCTCCGGCGTCAAGCCCAATGCCTTCGGTTTTAAGCGCGGAAATAATTTCAAGCCGCTTGAAATTACGTTTGCCGTTGACGTCACGACCGCCGCACTGCCGATAGGACTATTCATCACTAAATCTGCCGCGCGATTTCTAAGCGTCGAAAGGTTGAAGTCAATATCAGACGTAGCTGAGTAATGCGCAGGTAGAAAAGATTTTAGCGTATTGCGCTCGTGATTCGCGCCGCCGCCGGAATAACCGCTATTTTTAAATTGCGGCGTCTTGTCGCGTATTTTGTACCTTCGTTTAGTTTTCATAAATTTACCTAATCAATAAACACCGCGCGGCGGACGTTGCCGTTTTTAGCCGCTGATTCTTCCAATGCTATTTCCGCAATTAAATCAGATATCATCTTTTTAATCTCTGCCAAATTAGCTCGCGTCAAGGTGCGGTTATCAAGCGTGTAGGATTGAGCGCCGAGAAGGATAGCTTTTTCCGCCTCCATATACGCATAAAGCCGCTGTCGCTTAAGCGATTTTAAATCAAAATTTAAGTCCAAATATCCAGCTGTCTGTACGTAGCTGTATTGTCTTGCCGTGTTGGTTGCGGTTTCGGTGCCTGTGTCGGTGTCACCGATTTCGCCTTCAACAATTCCGTCCTCTTCTTCCAAAATGCCGCACCTCTTTTCGCCTCGCAAGATTTCATTGCCGCCAAATTGTAAACTCTTAAGTCCAAACTTTCATTTCTGACGCCGTCTGCAACTGGTTCCCACGCAATTTGAATGACGCCGCTGACCTTACGAAATACGCGGCGCTCCGCTATCAGCTGTTTAAAGTAAAGATTATCATAGCCGCGCCGCTCTATATACTTGTCATTTTTTGGGAAATGAAAGTATTGGGCGCCTTTTTCGGTGATACCTAAACGTGCAAAGATTTCTTGTTTGCCGTCGTCAACGCCCAAAATCGTAAGCGGCACCGGCAGGTTTTTAAGTTTTGTGTACTGATAAATCAGCGGAAGACCGGCTCCGCCTTTACCTTTAATCGGAAAGCGTTGTTTTTGCACGTTGGCTGTACAATACTCATATACCGCGCGTGTTGAATAGCCGCTGTCAATAAAAGTACGTGACACTTTCAGTGGCGTGCCGTCCTCAAAATAAAATTCACGGTCAAGAATTTTGTCAAGCTCGCGCCAAGTGCCGACGTCTGTAGGTTCGCCCATTATAACGCCGCGCTTTATTCCGTAACATTCTTCATCATAGCCCCAACCGCAAATTTCATATTCAAGGCGGTTTTTTTGTACGTCAACCGCGCCCGTCAAGAGTAATACTCCGTCCGGCAATTCGGCTTGATATTCTTCGCGTCGGTCAAGAAATACTTGCTCATCCTCGTATTCACCCGCTAATTTATACGACAAACCAAACCGCGTATTGAAAACTACCGCCTCGCGTGACGGCAAGCCTTTAGCCTCTAACCATTCACGCATTATTTCTGCCCACGTCAACCACGGGGACGAAAAGCCGTTAAGCCAAAATGACCTTATGCCGTTGTGAATAGCGTCGGGATTCTGAGCAACGTATTTTTGCGGCGCCGTTTTTATCGTACGTTCATCAAAATCAAAACCGCAGTCGGGACATTTCCACTTCACGCTTTTAACAATGACGGTTTTATTTCCCGCGTCGTCTTGATTCTCTATGAAGTCTACATTCATTGCGCGATAGTCTAGTGCGTGAAATTCGCCGCAATTCGGACATCGGTGTTGCCACTCTTCCTGTGTTCCCGTCAAATATTCAATGTCAATACGGCTTGCACCCTCATTCGTCGGCGTGGAAAATAATCCCATTTTGTAATTCCAAAACGTTGTCATTCTCTTTGCGGCAAGGTCTACCGGATCACCTTCACTACCTGCCGAAATTGGGAACCTGTCCACTTCGTCACAAAGTAAAATTCTAATCGGTCTTGACGCCAAACCTGCAGGTGAATTTGCTCCGCCTAATACCAACCTGCCGCCGGTGAAAAATTTGGACAAAATTGTTTGGTTAGTGTCACGCGTTTTAGCACTTTCGCCCTTGCCGTAAAAAAGCGGCGTCAAAATCTTCGTGTCTTGTATCATCCTCGACAAACGCGCCTTTGAAAAGTCCTGCGACATTTCGATTGTAGGATTAACTAAGAGAATACTGCAAGGGTCAAGGTGCGCGAACCTGCCGATAACGTTCAATAAAATTTCGGTCTTTGCAACCTGCGCCGCCGATTTTACAACAACTCGGTGAATGTTGTTATCAGTGAAGGCGTCCATTATCTCTTTTGCATACGGCGTGCGCGAAGTCCGCCATTGACCCGGCTCCGCCGCGTCTGCAGGTAATTGGCGATACTTGTCAGCCCATTCGCTAACCGACATTTTTTTTATCGGTTGTAAACCTTTTTTCATTACCTTGCCGAGTAAGTCATTAATACTTTTCATTCGTCATCGCCTTCTTCGGCAAGGCTCTTTGTGTCGAAATTCGATAATTCCGCCAAAAGATTTTCAAAAGACGCCGCTAAAACGTCTTGCATTTCTTCTTCCGTGCAATATGCCAACTCTGCCGGTAAACGGTGTGCAAGCCCCGTCAAATTGGTGCGAAAGTTAGCAAGCATTTTTTCAAGCGCTTGTTCAACGACCTTTGCATCGTAAACTTGACCGCGTGCCTTCGCTAATTTTAACTCGGCAAGTTCGCGTTTTGCGCGTTCGTGAAGTCCTTTTTCTTCCCAGTAGCTGACTTCTTTATTTTCATTTTTGCTGTTTTCAATAAAATAATTTTTAATGCTGTCAGCGACCAAAACGCCTGTTTCTTTATTGCTCCGAATAACAATGCCTTCACCGATAAGCTGATTAACTCTCGCTTGCGTCAAATTAAGATAACGCGCCAATGCCGATTGTGACGTAGTAATATCTTTTACTTCTCCGATTGCCTTCACGATTCAGCACCACCTTCCGTACTTTCGCGCGGAATTACCGCAAGTGTTTTGTCCAAAGGGTACAACGTTTTCAACACCGTTTCTAATTGCGGCGCCGTGTTTCCTTTTTCCATACGTGCAATAATCGGTTGTTTCACGCCACTCAATTCGCTAAGCGTGCGCTGGCTGATTTTCTGTTCCTTCCGAATTTTAATAATCTCGTCGACAATCTTTTTTTGTTCAGACTGCGCAAAAATGACAGATTCGGCAGGATTCTTTTCTTTTTCCATTCTTCTGCCTCCTACAAGAAAATTCTTGTAAATGATAATTCCAAAGTGATTTTTGGTCAACTTAAAAGTTATCAAAGGCAGAAAAAATTATTCCGTTACAACTTCTTCCAATTCTTGATTCAATTTTTGCGGGTCGTATTCTGATAGCTCCTGTAGGCGATTTTCAATTTCAAGCGTCATTGCGTTGTAAATTTCATCGCGGTTTTTACCTTCAAGCTGTACTGCAAATTTAGCCGGAAGTCCTAATAATTGAGTGCGCAAATTGGTTAATAGTTCAATCAATGCCATTTCAACGGTCTGCGCATCATACACCGAGCCTTCTTCTTTTTTTAATTTCAATGCGTCGCGTTTTCGGTTTATCTTTTCTCTAAGCGCCTTTTCTTTCCAATAGCTTGCCTCGTCTCCGATATCAGCTTTACTAAGATAATAAAATCTTAGACTTTCTGCCAATTTGACGCGTCCTGTTTTATCAAACTCATCTCTGACTAATTCACCGTTTGCAACCATTTGACTTACACGTTGTTGACTACATTCAAGCCATTTCGCAAGTGATGTCTGCGTTACCGTTATTTCGGAAATTTCGCCATTGTACTTGTAGCTCATCGCACCACCACCTTTATATAGGAAATTTTTATCAAATCGCCATTACTACAATTACAACTTAGTAGTTTTATTGTGCCTAGAAAGTTGCTGGGGTCGGCGCCCGCAAGAAAAATCAATCCCGTGCCGAAAGAAACTAACCAGGGGGGCGTCCGCTGAAAAATGAGTGCAAAAAAGGCGGCTCGTCACCGCCTAACCTTTTCTAAAAGAGAAATCATTTTGAATGACTGGTATTTTACGCCGCGTTTATTATCTCATAGCCAATTCCTAACTTGCAAGCAACATCATACGTATATCGGCATAATCTTATGCTAACGATTTATTCTGCAAAGTCCTTTTTTATGCCGAGTGTTTTCAAACCTTGACGACGAAGGCAATAAACGCGATTTTCGGAAAAATTCATCGTCTTTGCAATGTCGCAAAATTTTCTGCCGAAAACATACCTCTCGACAAAGACTTCCTTCGTTGCATTGTCGTCAAAGAGTTTGTCGATGTCTTTAGTCAACTTGCTCCTTGCAATCATACGCGAAATTGTCAAATTTTGTATGTTTGATTCACAATCTACTATTTGCGCTGTCAGCTCCTCTATGCTTGACTTGGGGTAGCTGTGGTCGTGCGGCATTCCGTCTATTTCCTGCGTAATGCGTGTTATCCAATCTCTAAGCTTGCTTAAGCGATTTTGTTCCTTTCGTATTGCGTCGGTCAATACCGTAACTGTTGTTAGCTCCTCTTGTGTCATCTGTCTTCCCTGCCTTCGTGACTTCAAATTCAAATTATCCCATTTTTATTATATCATGAACCGGCGGAATTTTGTATAGTTAATTTTGCAGAAATACCTTTAAAACGTCGTATAATTTGATTTAAGCGCCGTTTGTGACGGTGGTTGATAGGGGGTTACCTTCAAGACGACGGGAAGGCGTTTACGGGTAAATGTGACGGTGACGGCGGTGTTTTTTATTTTTGCTGTCTTTAAAGGGGTTGTCGGTGTATTTAGGCGTTAGCCTTCGGTTCACGTTGTTGCGGTAGTTTGTAGCTTAACTTCCGGTGATTGCTTGACTTTGCCGTTTTTCCTCTTTGCTAGTTTTTTTATTTTTTTTAATTTCGGTAGAGATAACATTTAAAATGTGGCGATAACCCTAACTTCACGAAAAGCGCGGCGTCTAGCCGCGATAGCGTCAGCGGTAAGCGGCGTAGACGCAAGCGTAGATTAACGCAGATATAAATACATATATATCTATGCATTTATCTGTAAGATATGCATAGATATGAGGGCGCGGCGCAAAAATCGGAAAAGCCTTATGATACGCGGACTTTCGGCGCATTTTTGAAGTAGGCAATTATACCCTATTTCGCAAGGTAAAAATACCTTATTTCGCAAGGATATTTGTCCTATTTCGCAAGGTAAAAATACCTTATTTCGCAAGGATATTTGTCCTATTTCGCAAGGGTCTTATAAAAAAGTCAAAGTCTAAAAACACTGATTCTGCTTTACTGCCATTTGACTTTTTAGTTGACTGCGCTTTTTTGGGGGATTTTTCGCTTTTTGAAAGGTACGTAAGTTCGATTTTTGCGTACTCGGCTCCGTCGCGAATAATTTTAAAAGCCTTCAACACGTCGGCACTTTGAAGATTGCGAAGAATCACAGCGATAATATCTCTTGCCGTTGCCTTGATTTTTGGGCTTGCATTATCAATTCCACATTTGGTAAAAAGGTCGTCGAAGGTGATAACGTCTGTGAGGTTGCGTGCTTTGGGAATTTCCACTACGCGAAAAAGCGTACAAAATTTGACTTTGTAAATATTGGCGGTATGACGTGTTTTGCCGACATCAAGCACTGTACGCGGGACGGTTAAAAGCTGATTCATAAGACGTGCAACTTTGAAAAGCGGGGATTCGGCAGTAAGCCTAATAACCTCTGTATTTTTATCACTTTGAAAAATCCCGCTGAAAATAGTGCAAGGAATAATCGGTGTGAAGTCAATGACAAGCGGCTTGCCGTCATTGTATTTTGGCGTCCCGTCTTTATGAGTATAACTTGTAAAAGCGTCGGTGGCGTCAATGCTAACCTGCAGACAAGCTAACTTCTTGACGGACGCTAAAATTTCGGTGACGTGATTTTCGCTGGGTTTGCAGTTAAAATTATTTTTTCCGGTGATAATACGATAAAGCGCGGCAACGGAAATTTCCTTAATGCCCTCGTGGTATGCGGAAGTCAACGCGGTAAAAATTAAGCGGTCAAAGAGATTAGGCGGCGTTTTGAGATTTTCGCGCTCCGCGTCACTGAGATTAAGCAAAGGGTCTTCGACCACGCGCAATTTGCACGGGTACGTGACTCTGTGCTTGACGATTTCGCCCTTTTTGCCGCCGGGTTTAGGTCTGAAAACGTCATAGCCATTAACTGTGAACGCAATTTTTTTATTTTGAGTAACTCTTTCGGCGTATTTTTGATTTAAGTTCGCGGTGTATTCTGTTCTTTCTTTTTTTTCTTTTTTGTCACTGACATTAAGCGCGAACGCCATTTTGATAATTTTATGATTCGCGATATAAATATTTTTTATCGGTGTGTACCTGCACATTGACTATTCTCCTTTATTTACAGCGCCAAAAATAGCACCAATTTTAAAAATCGGTGCTAAAGGCAAGCTTATAATTAAATATTATTCTCTGCGCAATTCTTCTTCGTCGTCCTCATTGGTGGTGGGCGGTGCGGATTCGGCAGATTGCGGCTCGGCGGGTGTATCGTCTACGACGTCGGGTGCCTCTGCTGATACAAAATAATCGTGCGCACTGGCATAATCAAAATAAATTTCAAAAGTGTTGCCAAACCTATTTTTTAAACATTTCAAACGGATTCCGCGCGGTTGTTTGCGTTGCGCTGATTCGGCAGATTCGACTTTAGGGTCAAAATTGAGATTTAACAAATAGGCGGCATCGCAACTAAACTCAATGGCGGACGTGCCGCGAAAACCTTTCAGCGTGTCACCGCCGGCATAAGAATCACGGTTTAATGCCGAAATAATGATAAAAGTCGTGTTGGTAGTAGTTGAAAAGCGCTTAAGGCGTTTCATCACGATTTTTAAGTTGTCAGTCTCAGTAAGTTTAGGATCGGTCGGGCTAATGAGTTGCAGATAATCAATGCAGACAATAGGTGCTTTACCGGATTGACAAAACGGGCGAATCATCCTTAAAATGTCGTCAATCGTTTCATCTTCCGCCTCATAAATTTTCAGTGTTTTGTATTTGAGTTTAGCGCGAGGAATCACGCCGTCAATAAACGCCATTGCGGATTCGTACAAAGGATTTTCTTTACCCTGCATTACAACATTCCAAAAATCGCCTTTGCGAATACCGATAGAATTTAAAGTCGGTATGTCTCGTGCATTGCAAATCTTGAAGTGCTCGCGTGCAAGTGTTTTGGTGAATATTTCCGCATTCGACATTTCATAACTAAAATATAAGCAGGTTTCGCCACTCTCGGCAAGCTGATTTAAGAGTTGCCAGCAAAAGGTAGTTTTGCCCGTTCCGGGAAGTCCGCCAATCACTTGCACCGAAGGCGCCAAAATTTGTACAGCGTCAAAATTTTCAAAGCCGGTTTTGCGATTTGCAAACTTTTGAAATGCCTCGAAGTATTGAAATAATTTGGAATCTGTGATATCATTCTTGCCGGTAAGAAATTCTGAAATTCCTTCAAATTTTTTTACTTTTGAATTGCCGGTCAATTCGTCAATAATTTGTTGGTCGGCATTTAACATTTCGTCCGGCGACATTGTGTCGCGGAAAATGTTTTGTATGCTCTGTAAATTGTGCTTTAACATTTTTCTTTTCAGCGCCGCCTTTGCAAGTATAGCCGCGTAATTGTCGGCGTAAGCGTCCGTAAATGCGGCTTGTCCTAAATTCATTATGGTATCGGTAGCTACACAACCGACGTTTGAATTGGCATTTGCAATAGCCTCTCCATTGGCGCTATTGTAAATTGTGTAGTTATGATTTTTCAGCCAGTCCGCGACAAGCGTCAAGTTAGGCAAGGTTCCTTCGTCGTAAAGGCTGACGCAAGCGTTAAAAATCGCGGCGTGTTCGGGATTAATGAAATCATCAGCCTTTAAGTAACTGCGTATTACGGGTATGCATTCGCCTTTTTTCTGCGGCAAAATCATCATACCAAGAAGTTCAAGTTCCATGTCTTGATACTTCGCACTGTGGTTGACCTCAAGGTCGGTGTTAAGTCTTTGTAAGACTTCAAAATTATCCTTATTCAAAATGAAATTCCTCCTTTAAGGCAGTTAAAGGTTGAATAAATAGCGGCTATAGGTCTCAAGTATAACCGCCAAAATCTTTGAAAAGCTCCGTTAAAAGCGGGGCTTTTTCATTGCGCCGATTGTCAGTGTTATCACCTCCTGCTAATGCGGCAGGAAAATAATAACGGGTTACTGCGGCATTGTCAATATTTTCAATCGGACTTTACGATCTGCCGAGCCGGAAACGCTATCCATTCAACCTTTTACCGTGTTTTTATATGCCTAAATAAATCAAGACGCGCAGTATTATCAGCGCCGTTAAAATCGTCATCGCGGCTATTACGAAATATTTTTCCGCCTTTGCTAAGGGGACAAATACTCGGTTTAAAAAACCTTTGTAGTCGTCGGGATTTTTAAAAATCGGTACGCAGATAATGGCAAACAACGTCGCCAGTACAAGGAGCAAGCAGTTAAGCCCCCAAACTACCGCCAAAATGTCACGACCGGTATTCAGTAATTCTTGCATTTTCAATCGCCTCTTTCGCCGTACCGCTTGCCTTTCCATTGCGTTACCGTGTCGGTGACGGCGGCTAAATCCTTCGGCGGGTAGTAGGTGATTTTGTAGCCGCCAATCTCTGCCACACGAAAGTGCAGGTATTTGCGTAACGTTTCCTTTAATTTTCCGGTTTTTTGCGACAAAAAAGCCGCTGTTTCGGCGATGCTTTTTAATTTAAAACATTTACCGTTAAATTGGGCAATTATAGTTATCGGCTTGTTCTTGCCATAGGTTTTCGGAATTACACCGAACACTTCCCATAATAAACTTTTTTTAGAGCAGAGCCTTTGTTTGCCTTGCACCGTTGGAGCATAGCGACCTTGCGGCTGAAGTGCTAAGCAATGTTTAGTACGAGCATTTCGCAATGCGCCCTCTGAATTAAGCTCGTACAAATAATTTAGTGACGGTACCGGCTCCCAATTGGTTTTGCTATTTTTTAACATTGCCGCTACTCCTTTAATTGTCTGCCTGAGCTGTTAAACCAGCCGTCCGAGCCGTCTTTGCCCGTGTGCTTTACGCGGTCTGATTCTTCACTCCGTTTAGCGTCATTCCAAGTGTTTAAATTTCCAGTCAAATATCCTGTAATACGGCGGATACGTTCAAACTTTTCACCTTTAAAAATATAGTCGGCGTCAACCTTGCCGTCATCACAAAGTTTAACTTCGATAGACAAAGTGACTTCTTTGCCAACTGTCGCCATTTCTTCCGGAGGTACGTGTTCGTGAATATAATCTACATATTTTTTTGCGTCCTGCTCGGTGAACTCGTCAAGTCCAAAAGATTCAACCGCAATGCCTTCAATCAAATATTTCATTCAGTCACCTCCTTTCTTTATGCTATAATTTTATTTTTAAGTGGGTGAAATTATGACTGATTTTGATTTTGAAATTTTAGACGTCATTAATAGTTACGGTGAAAACGGTGTTACTATAGATGACTTGCACCAAAAACATTTTCCAGATTATCAGCTGACTTATAATTTAATGATTCTTTCTGAGGCAAAAGAAGAAAATATCAATGGGATACGTGTTGCCTTTGAAAATGCCAATGTTTTAAAAGTAAAGTATGAAATTTGGAGTGGAAATAGTGGCTTAAGTACACCGAGATATTTCATCACAGAACGCGGGAAAACTCTATTGATGAACTGGAAACGCCAAAAAAGTAAGGCGCGATGTACACACATAATAGAATCAATAGGCTGGGCATTGCTCGGTGCAACTTTTGGAACAATTTTTGGGCAGATAGCTACCCGACTTTTATCCTGCCCGTGATATTCAAATTCCAAATATTATTGTGCTGTTTTAATTTTTCGGTGGCTTCAACAAAATTTTCAACCGACGAACTTTCAATTTCAATGTTTACTGTAGGTGTCGGAACTTCAATTCTTAATCGTCCGTTATCAATTAAATAAATCAAAGCCGCTGTGGCAGTATCTGAATTTATTTCAGCAAACGCATTTTCAAGACGTGAAATACGTTTATTTAAATCTTTGTTGCTAAAAAATTCCATTAGGTCTCCTCCCTAAGCTCTAAGCGGCGTGACAACGTAAATATAATTGTCGGCGTCGCGAATAAGCGCGGGGTCAAATTCGCCGTTAAGCGCAATTTGAAAATCTTCCGACTTAAAATCTCTCAACACGTCATTGATGTAGCGGCTGTTAAAGCAAATTCCCAACTCGCCGCCTGAAACGTCCGCGCTTAAAAATTCTTTGCCCTCGCCAAACTCCGCCGAATACGCCGTTATCTCCACACTGTCACGCGCAAAATTAAATTTAATCTTGCTGTCCTTAGTGTTTTGAGATATCACCAAAAGTCTTGCAATAGCGGCTCTAAGCTCGCTTGTCATCAAATTGGCAGTGATAGCAGTTTCGGCAGGTATCACGCGGTTGTAGTCGGGAAAAGTGCCTTCAATCAGCCGCGCCTTTACAAAAACGCCGTCGATTGAAAAAGATACACTTTTGCCGCTGTAGTAAATGCCAATAAGCTTATCTTCATCCGTCAACATACCGGCAATGACATTAAGTGCGCCGGCGGGAATAACAAACCTAGCTGACATCGGCGCGTTTAAAAATACGTCTTTGATAACGGCAAGGCGGTGCATATTGGTCGCGGCAACTGCGATTTTGTCATCGCCGATATCAAACAGACAGCCGGTATAAAGTGGGTGTCCGCCGTCGTCATTGCTACAAGCAAAAACCGTACGCTTAATCGCGTTTTTCAGTGCAGACGCATTAATTTCAAACCGCGTCTCCGTGTCGTCTTGCGTGACTTTCGGAAAATCATCGGCGTTCATTGTAGCGACGGAGTAGTTTGACCTACCTGAAGAAATTTCAAGGCAATTATCTTTGTCATTCCGCGCGATTAAAATCACGTCGTCCGGCATAACCTTGACAATTTCCAAAAATTTTTTGCCGATAACTACTGCTTCGCCGCCGTCGTCATATGCGTTCACGGTGATTTGCCCCGCCATACCGAGTGAATAGTTGTTGGCTTGCAACTCTAAAACGTCGCCGAAAACTTTAAGGTAAATGCCCTGCAAAACAGGCGTCATCGGCTTAACTGCGACCGCCTTTGATACTTGCGTAAGCACATCTACCAATTCTTTTTTTCTGAACGAAAATTTCATTTTTTAATCACTCCGTAATTAGGCTCTAAATATTTGTGCCGCCAATAAAATGTTATTTTGAATTTCCTCGCAGAAATAAAGCTGTAAATCTTGCAAAGTCGAAAGAGCAGAATCCATTGCGGCAATGGCTCTTGTATTTTGGCAGTCGTCCGCATCGTCGCCATTTTTTAAATTTTGCAAGGCGATATCAAGTTGGCATTGCGTCTCGCAAATATCCTGCCAATATTCGATTTTTACCTTTAAATCCACGCAGATTTTGCGCATTTGCGCATAATTTATATTAGTCATATTTTTTACTCCTCAAAATATCCGCGCTTGCGATTTTTCTCATTTACGGCTTGATAAATTTTCTGCCGTGCCGATTCGTCGTAGCCGAGTTTTGCAAGGCGCTTTATGCACATCACGATAATGTAGCCGAGACAATATTTTTCGACGTATTCGACTTCTGCAAGGTCAATGGCGCAATATCCACAGCCTTTATTATGCATATATTCAAAATTTATAGCTGTTTTAGCGGCGTGGTAACTATTCATAACGACGACGGCAAGGTCGGTGTAAAAGTCGGCAGGTTCGTCATAATATTTTTCCTGCATTTTAACTACGTCGATAACATCATCTTTGCAGTTGATAATGTTAAGACGCGTGATACAGCAAGTTATGACGTCTACAAGCTCTTCCGCCTCGTAACTGTGTTCGCGATTTTCGTCCACCGTATATTGCCACTCGTGCGCCTCCACAACCTCTTCGCAAATTTGGTGGTAACACTTTTCAATGCTGATTTCGGCTACACGTTCGCCAAATTTATTTTTTTTGACCGGCAAGGGCAAAATTTTATTCATTTTTAAACAACTCCTGAAAGTAAAAGTCTCTCCAAATCATAAGTGTAGTCATTGACATTTTTGCTACGCGCCTCTGCATTTCGTCTTTTAATTTCCAATAGGGTTTGCTCGGTTCGTCGTCATTCATTGCTTAACCTCTCTTCACAAATTTAAAATCTAAATCTGTCGGTGCCTCAATATTGCTTGATAATGCGGCAGGAAAATTGTGTGACGGTTTTTCAGAAGTGCCGAAAAATGCGTCAACCGTGTCGCCTTCGTAGACTTCCTTGCCGTTGGCGTCGTAGCCGACTAACTGTGCAACGGTTTCCGGCTTGACTGCAATCTCATATTCGTGAATATGAAAAAGGTTAGCTCTTATCTTGACGCGGATCGCGCAACCCCCTTCGATCGTGACATAATCGCCATAAATGTAGTCACTTTCGCTTGATGAAATAGGTTTACCACGAAATTTAATTGGTATGCCCTGCATTAAATCACCCCACTAATAAATTACCGCTAAGTCTCGGTCAATGAAAAAGTGGATGCCTGTGGAACACTCATTCCACCGATTATCATCAAAATTTTCAACCGAAACCGTTTCGCCGACTTTATAAATAAAATCTTTGTCGTAGTTACTTGAAACGCGGTCAATCTTGGTGGGAGTGCCATCAAGATTTTCAATTCGCAGGACTTTAGCCTTATCACACCGACACTTGTAGGTAGTCGCGGATGAACGTTTAGCATCTTCCGGAATCCATAGCACAACGATATAGCCACCCGCTTTTTTAAACGCGGTAAAAGCACCGTGCGACGGACAGGCAAGAAAATATCCTTGCGTGTTGTCATCTACTCTGACATAAGCTAAGTTCGCTTCACTTAAATCAGCTCCGAAAAGATTTGCGCCGACTAAATCAGCACCCTTTAAATTGGCGTTTATTAACAAAGCTCCGAAAAGATTTGCGCCGACTAAATCAGCACCCTTTAAATTTGCATTTCTAAGCAAGGCGTATTTTAATTGCGCCTCGATAAAATAAGCTTGACTGAAAAGTCCTTCTGATAAATCTTTACAACTTAAATCTTGATGAGTAAAACTTGCTCTCTCGCCGCCGTCTTCGCTGTCAAGCCATTTTTTGTGCAGTGCAACCCTTTTCTCAATTTCTTCTTGCGTCAATTTAATCACCCCTCAAGGCGGCAGATTTTTTTTGTCCACCGCCACTTTTTTAACTTTGCTTGTGATATAATATTTTTACTGTTTACGGTTTTGAAACGTGATATAATATTTTTGGTTTTTTATACCGTCCTGCTTGCAGGACATTTTTTTATTTATATTTGTAATACAGAACCTCTATCGTGTCTCCAACATTCAGCTGATTTTTGTTTTCGACAAGCTTGGGATTCAGGCGGCGCAATTCGTCTTGGTAGTCAAAAATGTAAAGATTGCGGTCGTCCAAATCGCGGTAGTAGCGCGATACATCCCAAAACGTGTCACCGGCACGAACCTTGTAGCGTTCGACGTGAACTTCATATTTCGGCTCGTCGTCGAAATTAATGCTAGCCGTAGCCGCGCCGAAAAATCCCAATGCGGCAACCGCGAAAAATTTTTTAAGTTTACCGTTTACGGTTTTTAAACTAAACTTTGTCATCGTGAACCTCCTTGCAATTTTGAGATTTCATCTGTGCAATAATCGCCAAAAGATAAGGCGTGTGGTCTATGTCATAAGGATTTTTGGGGCAATCAAGTATAAACTCTTTAAGCCTGTCGTATTCGTAAGGCTTTTTGTAAGCGTCCTCGCCAATATCTTTTAAAAGGCGGACAATATAAGTTTTACAGGCGTCATAGTACGCAATAGACATTTCGATTCTGCGGTAAATGTCCGACGTGAAAATATGCGGCAACTTTGCGAAGGTTTTTAAGTCGTCAAGTGTAATCATTTTTGATTTCCTCAATCTCAATTTCTATGCGCGGCTCGTCGGCAAGATTTTTTGTAATGTGTAGCTCCGATATTTGCGAATCATCTTGCCAACAAATACCATTCAATGCGTCCAATACAGCCTTTGCTAAATTATCTATGTCACCGTACCGGCGGGACGTGACACTTTTGCAATGCCGATAAATATCAAGTTTAACTTTGACTTCGCCGCTCATCGGCGTACCGGCAAGCGGCTTAACTATCAAGGCTAGGACGTATTTAAATTGTCTACTCTTCGGCGGGTCTACGGCTACACCATTGTAAAAACGCGGACGTCCCTGCGGTACAATGTCAATTGGTATTTTTAACTGCATCATCATATCTATATGACAATTTCGTACAAACAAATTCGCGCTTGCCTGAAGGATATGCTTTTATACCTGCAGGTGTGGGAGTTCCTACAATATCGTCACCAGCCGCCGTCAAAAGTGCACGTGCCGCCTTAATAATTTCGCAGTCAATATACTTATGAACGTCCTCACCAAAAACGTCTCGCTTATTCTCAGCTAAATTGGCAATTCTTAAAATTGCCGCTTCAAACTTTTTTTTGTCCATTTTCAAACCTCCCGCGTCAAATAAATTTTCTCATAAATGTAGCATAAACTTTCACGTCGCCGTTGCGGTGGGTTATTGACTCTTGTATGCGTGCGCTAAATTTCGCGCGTCGCCTTTATCCGTGATAACCCACATAATTTTTCACCTCCTGTCGGTTGCATTTTCATCTCTGCCTTTAAACCACGCTTTTACTGTTTCTAAGGCGGCTTGCTTTTCTTCCTCCGCCGCCTTAGCACGCAAGTCATCTAAAACTTGACCTACCTCCGAAGGTTCGCCCTCAATATCTTCAACTCGTGCCCTTGCGCCAATCGCTTGCTTTAAATTTTTTTGCCAATTCTGCGAATCAAAATCTTTCTCGGCGGCAAGTTGTTTTAGTGCGATACAGTCTTTAAGACGCTGTCCACAACATTTACTATAAAACCATTCCAGGCTTCTATGCAGGTTAAGGTCTTTTTGCAAGTGGTCTATGACGTCTGTATCAAGCTCCTTGCCGCAACAGGGACATACCACATCGGTAAATTTAATCTGTTCAATATAATATTCAGCAATGCCACAGTACGCCAGCATATCGCCGGATATTACACGTGCGATACAAGCAATGTCATAAGTATTTTGGTACAATGCGTCGTATTCGTCCTGTGTTTTGACGGCGTTAATATGTTTTTGGTAGCTGTCGTTGATTAAGTCAAGGAGCTGTTTCCAATCACCGCCGGCATAATGATTTATATCCATTTCCAGCTTCATGCGGAATGCGCGTTTGTGTTTGCCAAAATCATTTTGTATTGCCGTAAGTATGCGGGCGTCCTCTAAAAATTCTGCAAGCCCAGGTTTATTATTAAGGTTGATATCCATAGCGTTTAATCCAAAATATCAACAATAAATTTGTCCGGCGGCGTAACGGCGTAAATGTCGGTGATAACCTCGCCTGTTACCGTGTCGACAATCTCATTGTTTTTCGTGGTGTCAACGGCAAGGCGGCGCTTAAACCGATCCCAAGCCGCCGTGTAATGCGGGATAATTAAATGCTGGTCAATTTTGCGCAGATACTCTACCAAGCGCTCTGACTTAGCGGACGGCTCCTCGCCATCGGTAAAATAAAATTTGGTCTGTTGCTTGCGGAAAGAGATATTTCCACACCCAAATTTCAGTGTGCGTTTATTTTTAGGCATTGCCGTTTGCGCGTATTCAAGTAACAGTGACGTCAAGTTGTCGATAGCCGCTAAGTCGTCGGCGCAATCGTCGGTGCAGTCTTTAGTTACTTTGTCAATGCGTCTTTGATACTCGGCAATGAGCGCGTCGCGGCGTGTTTCGTATTCGCGAATAATTTTTTTATGCTCGCGAATTTTTTCAAGCGCCCAATCAGCTTTTACCGCGTCATCAATCACAAACTTTTCTTTGACCTGCAAAATTTCAGCCATACGAATCACCTCCATTAAGTCTATAGGTACGGCGCTGTCTGTCCGAAACACCGTGCCTACATCAAATTTATATGCTTTAATTAGACGTTATCTAAAACGGCAAGGGTATATCGTCCACTGGTTCTCCTGCAAAGTCTTCATCAATTTTTCCGGTAGTCGGCTTGTCGGCAGGATTTAATTTTTTAGGCTCCGGCACTTTAAATTTGCCGTTACGAATATTTTCAACCGTCGTCGTGCGAACCGGCTTAATTGACGTCTTAACCTCGCCATTTGAAAGGTATTCTTCCTCGCCGAAAATTACGCCGATTTTTTTATTTTTGAGTTTTGTTTCGTCAAAATACGGAAACTCAATTTTAAGGTCGCTATTGGACTGCTCGAAATTGTCAAGTAAGCCCTTGAAAAACGGTGAAACCTTGCCGTCTTTGTCGTGAATCGTCCTAAAAATGCGCGGTGAATAATTATCGACGTTGGCATAAAATTTGGCGTACTTGCCCTCTGCGATATCAAGTGACAACACCAACATCGGCTTGCCGTTTTTAGTGTTTTTTACCTGCGCAAAAAGCACGATACAGACATAACCTCCTGCCGGAAGGCGCTCTATCTCGCCTTCTTGCAAGGGTTTAATGTTGCCGTAGTCGTCGCCCAAATTAATCACGTTACTCAACTCCTTCAAATTCGGTTATGCGATTAATGATAAACTGTAAATCATTGGGAATACCCTCATCAAAACAACCGTCGGGTGCGCGTGCAGTGGACTTGTCGGCAACGGTTTCAAACCAACGCTGTACTTTGCCGTCCTCGTCGCGCTTTGACTTAGCGTAAAACACGTAGAGAAATTGACCTTCCGGCTGTACGTACTTTTCAACCGCCTTGCCAGGGCTAAACATATGATCGTAGTCATTAGCCGAGTAAGGGTCTGCCACTGCAACGTGCGCATTGAATACCACAAAAAGGTTATCCCGCGTCGTCTTAGCCGACATTAAAATTGAATAAACTTTGTCGCGGAGTGATTCGTAAATCTCAAATTTGTTGTTAGAGTTAGTGCGCTTTTTGTAATTGACGGTCTCGTCAAGCATAGCGTTGTTAAAACCGTCAACAATCAGCGTGCGGACGTTTTTGTATTCGTCCTTCGTGCCGTAAGTCTCGATAGCAGATATAATGCGATCTAAAACGCCTTTGCTATCCAAGCCGCCCTTTTTGGTATAAGGTGACAGCGTAAAGTAATTGCCCTTGTCTTTGGAATATTGCTTGCGCCAACCTTGCCACGGCAAGCCGTTTTTAACGTCGGCGTCCAAAATTACGGTAGTCGCAGGGTCAAGCGTTCGTGCGGCGGACGTTTTACCGGCGCCTGGTGCGCCAAAAACTAAAATACCAATACTCATTAACTCATCTCCTTGAAAACTATAAAAACTATTCTGCGGTTATTCTTTTTTGGAAAGATTTTAATTGTTCCACCAATCGGGGTTTCCGTTATACATTTCAAAGCCTTTTTCATCGTAGCCGATGAGTTGTCCGACCGAATCAGGATAAACCTCATAGTTTTCATTGGTGTAATCTTCACCGATAAAAAATCTGCCATCGCGACTTTGAGCGATGTTCGTACCATAAACCTGTTTTTGTTCATCAACGATGATGCCGCGAAATTTAAAAGGTATGTTACGCATTTTCGTCCTCCTCTAAATAAAAAAAATCCCAAAGTTTGGCGCAAGCGTCATAAAATTTGATATTAAAATATTCTCCTATGCCGCGATTTTTTTGAAAAAATTTATGCATAGCTTTTTCAATCTCAAACGCTTTTGATGTAGGTACAAATTCACTTTCAAAATGATTGGTAACGGCTCTGCCCCCACCGCTGATTAAATTTCTCATTCTGCGTTCAGGATTGCTACTAACGCCGATTTTTACAAGCCCGTCCGAAAACTCAAAAACATATACACAACTTTTGTCATCAGGATTAGCATTTTGAGAAGGCGGTTTAGGTGTATAAACTCGTGCGGCGTCTAAATTTGCGGGTTTTGCACGATAACGTAACGGTACCCAAATTTCAGGGACTTCACTGACAAGTTGTTCAAGTGTCGATTTGTCAATTTTATAGAAGGATTCACACTCATTAACATTTATGATACTAGGAGGATTCACGTCATTTGTCATAGGAAGGTAACAATCACCGTGTATATAGACCGTACATTCTTTGTCATTGGGATAACTAGGGTGCGGTTTACGTATGCCACGCATTAAAATACGGTGATATCGATTGTGCCTTTCAGCTCCGTTCCGCCAAAACACTTGACGAAGGCTTTGCGGCAATATAGGCGTTATTTTGTAATGCCCGTCGTGATTAAAACTGATTATGTAAGTGCCATAGATATCATGGTAATAAGCAAATCCTCTACAATAATAAATGTAATTATTTTCAATTTTTTCAATGCCACGAAATTCTAAATTGTCCCACATTTCGTATTCGCGTCTTTTCTCCGTTCCACCCCATCTATCAACTTCAATTTCTGTTCCAACGTACTGCTGAATGGAATCCCTCGTAACTTCGACGCCATCCAAATACGCTTTTTCATTTTTTATATCAAAAAGCAAATTAGTACCTTCAATCATTCCGGCAGCACCACCCTAACTGAAGATATCAGCTTTAATGTCTTTGGCGCGGTCAACTACCATTTTGTGTAACAGCTTGAAATTGATAGTCGGATTTTTAAATTTGCGCAGGACGTTGAACATTTCTTCTGTTATAAACGTGTACCACAGGACGCCCAAAAATTTGCCGACAAGCTTATTTTCAAACTGCCCGCCGTTTTCATTCACGATTTTGGAAAATTCTTTTTCCACTAATGCCGATGTGACAAAGTGGTCGACGATATCACATTCCACCGAGCGCCCAACAATCGGCGGCGTGCTGGTTTTTTTAGCGGCTTTCTTAGCTTCTGCGCGAACAATCTTAGCCCACGTCGTACGACCGAATTTGTTTACAAAGTCATAATTTTTAATGACGATGCCTTCACCAGGCGTGTCGTCTTTGACTAAGTAGTTGCAGTTTTCAAGCTGTTGCATAACGTCTTCCGTGTCGGGGTTAGTGAGCCTTGCAATTAAGGGGATCCATTCGATACCAAAATCATTTGGAGTCCAAAAATTGTTTAAAATCGGTGCATAATCAAAATAAGGAATGTACTTGCCGTTTTCGTTCACGACGTCAAAAACGTAAAACTTATTCCAAGCGTCATCGCGATATTTGCGAATGACGTTTGGAATAAGCCATTCGCCATAAAGCCGCCAATTAGGATACTCGGCAAAAAAGCGCTTGAATTTATCCTGCGAATGTAAGGCGGCATAAGCTCCTGCGTTATCGTGTTCCGGCGTCAAGACGCGGTTACGGCTTGCAACTTCAATTTCGCCGTCTTCATTGAGATAGACGCTCGTGTTGGTGCCGTCAAGCTTAGAGAAGATATAAACTTCGCCGTTTAAAATGCCCTCTGTCGCAGGGGTGCCGAGCTTTTCGACGTGCTGATACTTTTCAAATTTCATTTTTCAATCTCCTTATCTAAGCCGATATCCAAAATTGTATGGACGTTATCAGACCACGTCTTGACGAACTCCACAACCTCCTTATTGAAGATAAAGGCATTTTTAGCGGAATCGTCGTCTGATTCGGTGATAACCTTTTCGACAAGCGCAATTTTCGCTGATTCTTTTTCAATCCAATCATCAACCGCCGTAAGCTTAAGCAAGTTTTCAAGCACCTTGACGCGCTTTTCTAAATTTTCAATGCGCTCCTCTGTAGTCATATGAACTACCTCCTACGCCGCGTGTTTTTTGTGCTTGCCGTTAAGCTTGGCAACACCTTGAAAAACGTCAAGTGCTTTACGTGTCTTTGCAATTTGGTCGTGATAGCTAAGTTTTCTACCGGCATTTTTGATAACACCGACAAGCTTGCAGGTGTTTTCGGCGTAAATGTAAATTGCGTTGGCGGCAATGTCGACGACCGAGTAAACGCCATTGTCAACGTCCGTCACGACGTCATAAGTTGTCTTTTTTGTCATTCTGTTTCTCCTTTCCAAAAATTCTCGTCTGCCGCCGTTGGCTTAAGGGGTACGGCGGTAGAAAACAATTTTTGTGAGAGGTCTTAATTTATGAGCAACTGTTTCAATAGCCGGTTACGGTGTGGCGCCTTAATCGGCTATTGTGACCGTTGTTCGATTTTTTTTAAGAAAATTTATTTGAGTAATGCCGGCGTCTGAAAGGTGATCTGCAAAAAGGCGTTAATTTGTTGTTCAACTCGCGCTAAAATCTGCGTCCAATGGAGTCCCTCCGTCATACCGTTAGTTAAAACGTTTTTGACGACCGTGCCTTCAAGCAGGTCAATGGTGTTAAGTTGTTGAATTGTTGCTCCGCCGCGTCCGCCCTTTTGCGGCAAGCCCGCTCCGACGTTGCACCAAATAGTAATTTTTGCGTAGATGCAACTTTCTTCCCACGTGCAACCCTGCGCTCGTGCATACTCTATGAAAAGCTTGATAGTGTCGGTTTCTGAATGCCGTGAAATTAAATAGGCAGCGTGTGTTTCAAGGTAACGTTGATAATTTTTGTCGACGGTGTAAGTACCGGTTTCACGGATTGACGGTAAAACCTCCGACGTCACCCAACGTTTGAACGTCTTTGCACTCGGCAACTTTGAACTAAGGATTAAACTGTACAAGCCTGATTCGTTTATCAGTTTTGTAGCTTGTGTACCAGAGGGAGTAACGATTCGTTCCTCCCTTGTATCTTCTTCATCTACGTGGTCACGCAAAGCTTTACGCGAATTGGTATATCCCAGCGCCGTCGCAACGTCCTTGCCGACAAAGTAAGGTTTGTCATCAATCAGCATAGCGCGAATTTTGCCGAATGCGTCATTAACGTAGACTTGCAACGCGGTTTCCAAATTCTTTTCCTTCTTCTTTTTGCTCATCGTGATTCTCCTTTATTTTTTTGTTTTATGAACCGGAATTAGATTTTCTGCCAGCCAAATAATCCATAGAGCATTTAAATTCGTCCGCAAGTTTCCAAATTTCGTGAAGGGTAAACGGCGTTTTACCGGTAAGCTTAAAACTTACCGCATTGGCAGAAATGCCCAAAATTTTGCTTACGTCATTGTTGTTTTTGTGATTGCGTGCCATTTCCGCTTTGAGATTTTCAAACATTTATTTCACTCCTTTGCTAAATATATTTAGTTTTTTGTGTCATTATACTAAAGATTTTTAGTCTGTCAATAAAAATCTTGACAGAATCGCTAAATATATTTAGTATAAGCGTGAAAGGCAGGTGAAAATAAAATGGAATTTAAAAACAGAATTACTGAGTTGTTGAAAGAAAAAGGAATGACGCAAGCTGACGTTTGTAAAATTACGGGAATTTCATCGGCTTTAATTTCAAACTATGCAACCGGCAAGGCGAGCCCGTCTTTAGACAAGGCGATAGCAATAGCGGACGCCCTTAACGTCACGCTTGATGAACTTGTTGGCAGGTTGGTAAAGGTTGAATTGGACGAGACCGAGCAAGAAATTATTTCAAAATTCCGTGCGTTGAATGATTCGGAAAAAGCGGAAGTCGGCAATTATCTTGACTACATTTATACCAAACATACTAAAAAAATTTTGCAAAAGAAGTCATTGGACGAAGCTGGATAGCAATTCAAAATTTCCACAAAAAATAGGAATCATTCATAAAATTTTCAGTGCTATATAATAAAATCACCTCCGTTTGAAGGTGATTTCTTTTTTTTGGAAGGAGTGATAGCATTGCAAGAAAATAATGATTCACAAAATGAATGGTATCAAAAAAATTGGGTAATAACTTTATTTTTGATTTTTATTGCCCCCGTAGGAATTTTTTTGTTATGGAAATATACTCATTACGGACATAAAACTAAGATATTTATTTCGCTGGTTTTTGGTCTTATATTTGCCGGAAATTTAGTAGCACAAACTTATGACGAACCAAATATCACGCCGCCGCAACCGGTAACCACTCAACAACAAAATAATCTGCCGTCAACCCCGCCGCAGGATATAACTCCGCCGCCGCAACCGGTAACAACTCAACAACAAAATAATCTGCCGTCAAAAATAAGCGTCTTGCCGAGTATCGGTGCGACGCGTGAAGAATTTGGCAAAACTTTTAAAGCATATTCCGGTAATGGTAGTGATTATGTAAGATACAACAATGACGGCATATTGGTAATGTTTGACGGCGACCGTGCAATATCAGTAACACTTCAACCATTGGCGGAAAATAATTATTTAGGCGGAATAAATCCCCGTGACTTCCTGCCGAGTGATACAGTTCAAGTTGAAGAAAAAAAAGTCGGAATTACATATGAGGCTAAGGCGTCAAGTAAACTTTTGGAGCAAGTGTACCCAAAAAGTAAAGGCAAATTCGGCGCCGGTGCGATGTACAAAGAAAACGGTGACGTGATATCAGTAACGATTTCAATCGGTCACTAAAAATAGGCATAAAAAAAGCCCCCTGCACAAACTAGCGCAGGGGTTTTTACTAGCCGTAAAAAAGGCTTATAATAGTCAAATGCATTATTATTATAACTCAAAAATTCAATTTTCCCAAACCGGTTTCTCGTCTTCCATAACATTTTTTGTAATTTTGTTAATAGCGTGATCCAAATACCACTTAGCTTTTTCAAGGTCGTCAATCGCCTTCTCTCCAAATTTTTTTCCGGCGCGTGAAACATACTTAATGACGTTGCCTAAATCAAAGTCAAGCTTAAAATCAGAAACATAATCAGCCATAGCTGAGCCTTGATAATACTCGGGATTGATTTTATTTTCATTCGGCATAATTCCACCTCCTCCTAATTCTGAAAGTTGCTGATTGATTTTTTTATGTTCGGTTTCATTTTTGCAGACGTAGCTGTCAATCGTCGCAGTTACTCTGCTTTCCAATTCGTCAAAATCCATTTTTAAAACTCCTTAACATAGTCAGTGATGCCGCAGGCGATGGCGCGTGCAAAGTCGTCCTCCCGCTCCACTAAAAGCGCGTTGTCGTCGACGTTATCAATAAACGCGGTCTCTACCAAAACGGCAGGGCAGTCAGTGTACTTTATGACGTAAAAATTTTTATCCTTGACGCCACGATTAACCGTCGGCAACTTAGCCAAAATCTGATTCTGTATGCAGGTCGCTAGTCTTTCGCCGTCATACGAGCCGCAATAAAAAGTTTCGGTGCCGCGTACAGTGCCGTCAAGCGCGTTGCAGTGGATTGACACAAATAAATCAGCTCCCCACAAATTTGATTCGGTTACAATCTCGTCCAAGCCGTCAAACTGAAACAGGTAAACTTCGTAGTTGACGGCAAGCAGGTAGTCGCGTACCCTACACGCAATTTTAAGAGCTGTCTCCGCCTCTGTAATGCCGTAGCCGCAAGCTCCGCTGTCTAGACCTACGCAGTGTCCAGGATTTAAAAACACTTTCAATTTAAACACCCCCAAAACTAAAAAAAGCACCGTGAAGGTGCCGTGTAAATTCCGCTACTATTTTTCCGATTGGCAGGAGCTGAAAGAATCGAACTCTCATCAATGGTTTTGGAGACCGTCATTCTACCGTTAAACTAAACTCCCTTGCGCCAATTATAGCACGGCATCAATCCTTTTTCAAATCGGAAATTGACTCCTCAATTTTATCAAGCCGCGTGCCGATACTTCGCAACTCGTATTCAATACTGTTCACGCGGATATCAATGTTGCTGACTTTTGCAAAAAACTTGTCCACTGCCTCTGCAAGCCGCTTATTTGATTCGGCAAGCTTGTCAATTTCAGCCGTGCCTTTCGTAAGCAGGTAAAACGTTATCACGCCTAAAACGCCAAACTCCGCCGTTTTTAACATAAAATCTTCCACTTAAATCACCTCCTTCGCATAATTCATCACGTCACTGTAACCGTCAGATAAGTGGTTATACTTGCATTTTGTTGTCGGTAAGTACATATAGCTTGAACACGCCCAGAATATGAGCGAGCCGCAACTGATGTACTCGGAGCAAGTTTTATAGTCTTGGTGTCTGTATCGACGGTTCCCCAGTTGCTGAACCCTGCACATTTTATAGTGGCTTGATAATCCTTGTCGATGTTCCAAGTCAGAGAGTAAGTAACATTTTTACTTGACCCCCGCTCAACAGTCACGTTTGTTGTCGACAAACTAAATGACGGGTTTTTTGATATTTGGTTTTCAATCGTGATAGGTAAAACTATTGAATCGGAGGCATAAGTATCGGTAGTGTCAATGGTAACAGTTGCAGTAGTAGTGCCGCTGGCAACGCCGGTAATAGTAAGTTGTTGGTCATTGACAGAAACAGTTGCAATGTTAGTATCAGCGGACTTAGCAGAAATAGCACCGTTGCTGACGCTTGATACATCAACAGTGTCACTGTAAGTGGCAACGATTACGGCAGTATCAGTGCTAAGTGATAATTCAGGATTTAAAGCATTGTTTTTGTAATCACGCATGTAATCCCGCAATATAATTGACAATTCAGCTTTAGCAATGTACGTGCTACTAGCCTCTACTTTTTTGATATAGTCGGCTAAATTTACCTCAATCGTGTCACATTTTGCAGTGATATTGTCGTTAATGCGTTTAAGCGTATTTGTCAAATGTTCAAGTGTCGGAATTGTCATGGGGTCGGTATAAGGCTTGTAAGGCGGCGTAAAATCATTTTCCCAACATGCTGCGCCTTTTAAAATACGAAATTCATCAACGTTGCCGACAAATCCTGCGGTTTCAGTGGTATTTTCAAACCCGATAGCCAAATAAGTATATGTGATAGGAGTTCTAAGTAAAGCAATTTTTTCCTCGTCGGTAGGAGTATATACATATTGACTAACGCCATTAATAAAAAAGTTCAACGAAGGAGTTGAATACGAGAATACAACTGCAAAGTGGAACCATTGGTCATAAGGCACTGAAATGCCATTTGGGTAAGTATTAAAAAGTGACTTGTATTCGTAGTAGGATATTTCTTTATAATTCATCCCTTTTCTGTCTAATGGAACCTTAAGAGTTGCTGTCGCGCCTTGTGTTTCGTCATAACGACTAAGCGTAAACGTTTTTAAATAATTATCAGCTTCAAGGTGGAAACGATTTTTTCTAGCTTCGGGTGAGAAGTTTTGAAAGAAAGAAAACAGCGTACTGAAAGAGTGAAATCTAGAATCTGGCTCATAGTAATCCGTAATTTCATCTTCGTTTTGAATGGTTAGAGGGTCTTTGATATAAGCCCAGCCGTCAATGGTGAAGTCCGAATCAAAAAGAGTAATGCCGCTTGTAGATTGAATATAATCAGTGTAGTTTAAAGCCAGTGACTTTCCGAATTTAGCATTGTCGCTAATAGTAGGCGTTCCGCTTGCCGTCCATACGTTGCCGCATTCATCGCGCGTCGGTGAGCTATCAAAGTGCATTAAGCATTTAGTATATTGGTCAATAGACATAAAATCGCTCCTAAAAAAATAAGCGGGTACAGATTGAAACCATACCCGCCGAAAGTGCCACATATATTTTTTTATGAACTAAAGACTAGCTCTGTGCGCCGAAAATACCGTCAAGCATTTCAGTAACCTCCGCATTCGTCGCGATTGAAATGCCCGTGTCGCTGATGCCGCCGCCTGCCACAAACGTCGCAATGTTACCTGCCGTCGCCGTCGTGACTTTGTCAACCTTGCCGCTACCGTCAACTTTCAAGCCGTTCGCCGTCGTCGCAAGCATATTGTCAGAATCAGCGGAAACATTTGCCTTGACCTTGTAGTCAGTGATAACAACGGACGTGTCGGACGCCGTGTAAATGTCGACAAGCCCCGCCATATTTAAAAAGCTGTACGCAAGCGTCGTGGTTTTGCCGTCATTGGTTTTGGTTTTGACTCCTAGTACCAAGACAGGCTTTCCGTCCAAATTGGGATTAGTCGCACCCGTGTAATTGCCGTTCGCAAAGTTAAAGTTGGGTTCAAATTTTGTGGACGCCGCGTCTAAAAACATTTCGGCAGGAAGGTCAAAGCTAAATGCCGCCTCCGCCGCCGTATCGGAACTCGTGTAGAATTTCAGCGCGTTGCCGTCGACGGCAACCATTTTAAGTGCGGACGCAACGCCCGTGTTTTTGAGATTGTTAATTTCCGCGTTGACGCGGTCGCCTAAATCCTTAATCGCTTGCAGTCTTGTCAGTTTTTCCAAATCATAAGCCATTGTAAATACCTCCAATTAATTTTTAAAAATGTCGTCCAATAACTCTCGGACTTCGTCATTAGTAGCTATCTCTTCACCCGTCCCGCCTGTCCCGTCGCTACCAAAAATATCATCGAGCAACTCTGCTACTTCTTCATTCGTCGCAATGTCGCTGTCATCAATGCCGCCTTTAAGCTCCAATTCCGCCACGACGTTGCCGTTGCCGTCCAAAAACTTAAGCTTGCCGTCGGTGTCAGTGACGCCGTGAACGCAATTTTTAACTTCGGCGGTTAATGCGGCGTTTGTCAGATTGTGATAGCGCTTAATCACGCTTAAAAGCTCCGACTTGCCGATAACTTCCATTAAATCACCTCCCGCAGTTTAGTAGGGATTTTTTTAGTTTTTAGGCAAAATAATAGCGGCTATCTCCTCGTCGGAAACAGTCGCGTAGTCAATGTTAGCGTCAAGCGCCTCGCCTTTAAGCATATAGCGGTTGTCGTTAAAATCAAGGTCGGTGCGCTTAAATTTGTCGAGTGCATCAAGCACGATTAATTTTGTTTCGCTTGCATTGTAAGTCGTCGGCATTTTTATCCCTCTTCCGTTTTAAAGCTGAATTTGTCGACAATTTCTTCCGCCATTTTGTTAATCGCCCAAGCCAAAGTGTCAATGCTGTCATTTTGCGCCGTGACTTTGTTGTCGGTGGCAAGCTGAATCGCTCCCGCGTCAACTTTCTGCACAAAAGCAACAATAGGCGCATCTGCAACCGGTTCACGCCCCGCCAAACTGTAGCGAACGCCATTCACCGCGATACACTGAGCATTGATAGCGTCGGTGCGAATCCACGCGCCTGATTCGGGGTTAATGCGGACAAAGCGCGGGTCGTCTGTCTGCGTGATTAATGCGCCGTTTTCGGCGTTTGTAATTCTGTACATCAAAAAGCCTCCTTAAGCAATGGTAAAGCAGGGCAAGTAAGTATCACACATCGCCATATTATTAGCCGCCAGCGGTGTTGCACCGTGCTGACTAATATATCCGTTCGGAGATTCAAAGTGTTTTACGGCTTGAAATTTAGCTACACCGTCAGCAACACCTACATAATCTCTCGTCCAAGTAGATACAACGGTTATCGCGTTGTTAGTTTTATCTGCTATGCCCGGCAAATAGTTACCGTTGGCAAAATAATCATAAACAACGTTGTTTATGCCTGACCAGCCGCTATAACCCGGCAAAACCTCTTTGGCGCTGAGAAGAAAAATTTTATCTGTTACACTATGGCTCTCTGACCTGTCGGCTGTCCATTTAACAACAGGTGATATTATATTTTTTAAGTCGGAAGGCAACATATTTAAAATCTGATTGGCTACGACTTGTTTAAAGTATGAGTAATTATAGCCCTGTATGCCGCCGAACGAACCTTGCGGCGTCATATGGAAAGTGGCATTGGTGCTTTTAAAAAGCGCCGAAACCGGTGAACCTGTACCTGTAGCCGTCCAATGCGTAAGCATAAAATGAGCGCGTTTTCTGCCCTCGACGTCGGGGTTATGGTCTATACCGATTAAAGTCATAGCAAGTTTGGGGTATGTGTCGACAGATTTTTTGCCGTCCAATTCGGTCGTGACCGAGCCGCCGTTGCTGTCAAAAACTTTGTAATCTCCGACTTGCCATATATCGGCGGTGCGTCCACTCTGAATAATCTGTTGCACCTCTTCCCATGTGCAATCTTTTAAAGAGATGATGCGTTGTGGAATAATTCTGATTCCTGCCACATACCGAGTTGACGGCGCGGCGTAATTGGTGCCGTCGACAAGTCTAACGTAAATAACTCGTGTTGTATCAGTATAACTAGACGGTGTAAACGTTACCTCTTTGCCTGTCAACGTAACTGTAACGTCGCTGTATTGTGTATGAGTGGCAGTGTCACCTTCTGTGCTAACCAAATTTGGATTAGTAATAACGACGCCTGTCGAGCCACAAAACGCTAAAGTAGCGTCGCCGGTATATTCAAATGATAGCGTGACGGGATTATTTAAAGTTAAAGCAGATTCGTTGCCGGCAGGAAAAATCAAGCCTGCTTCGGTATCAGGTGACACGCTACTTGATAAGACTGCACCTGTAGATTTATTGCGAACCGTGAACGACGAAATAACGATTTTATTAATCTTCCAATCAAAACTTTTCGCCGCCGTGCCGCCGTCTTTCCACGCGAAGGTTGACTTAGGCGTTGCCTTGAAAGTGTAAGTACCGGCATTAACTGCAGACGTTTGACTGGACAAATCGCAGTAAGTCGAAAGATTGGCAAGCGTCCACTGTACTGAGCCGTATTTTAATGTTGGCTCTTGTGAATTGCCGTTGTATGTAAGTATATTTGAAGCTACCGTGACGTCGTTTGTAAGTTTTTGCCTTACAATCTTCCACGTTAATTTTACGTCCGCCGTCGTGCCGTCCGCCCAAGTGGTATTGGTCTTGTCTTTAAGCGAATACGTCACGGTGTACGTGTCAATAGCGTTTGCAGTGGTCGTGCCGCTGACATTCATCGCGGAAGAATTATAGCCTTTAATGTCCGGCGTAATACTACCGCCCGTCCACTCATATTCGGTGGTTTTAAGAGTAGGTTTAGCAATGCCGTTGCCTGCGGTAATTTGCCAATCCAATGTAACGGCATTTGTGGAGCCGTCACTCCACTTGACTAAGGGGACATTGGACACTGCGCTACCGCTTTTAAAACGTGCGGTATAAAGAGTATATCGCACCGAATAAGTATTGACGTTGCTCGCCGAAAGTGTACCCGCTTGCGTCATATAATTTGCCGCGTAGTTTGTCACGGTAATACTTTTGGTCGTGCCGTCATAAGCAAATGTACTGTCGCCACTGATAACCGGTTTGGGGAGAAGTTTTTCGGTGATTTTAAAGTTAAAAACTTTGGCGTCCGTCGTGCCGTCATTCCAAGCGTAATTTTTTTTCGGACTGACTTCAACCGTGAAATTGGTGCTTGTAGAATAACCTGTAGTGGATTGAGTAAGCAACGTGTAATTGCCGCCCGTGATTTCATGGTAGGTTGAATTGAAATTGGTAATGTCGGAACCGGTAATTTTAAGCGTGCCCAAAAGTGCACCAAGCGAACTGTTATACTCGCCGTCCCACGTGTACGTGCTTTTTTTAAGTGACAAATTACTTTGAGTGGCGGTTAATTTTTTCGGTGCAATGCTCCACTTTAAAACTACGTCGTCGTTCGTGCCGTCTGCCCAAGCGTAATTGGTTTTGTCTTTCAGCTTGTAGGTCGCGGTATATTCGCCGGCATTTGTTTCTGACGTCGTACCGCTGAAAGTCATTGTGGTAGAGTCATAGCCGTCTACCGTGACGCTTTTCGCGGTGCCGTCATAAGTAAAAGACGTCGTGCCTTTAAGCGTAGGTTTGGCAACGGAGTTAGCGCCGATTGTCCACGTAATAACGTGCGGAGCGGTCGTTCCGTCTGCCCAGCAATAATTTGCAGTGTCTTTCAGCGTGTACGTGACGCTGTAACTGCCTTTAGCACTTGCCGAAGTTTTACCGCTAGGCGTCATATAATTTGCATCATAACCACTAATTGAAAGAGTTTTAGTGGCGCCGTCATATTCAAACGCAGTTTTTTCGGCAGTCGGTTTTGCGAAAGACTTAGGGCTAATCGTCCAAGTAATAGTTTTAGCGTCGGTTGTTCGGTCATTCCATGCGAAATTTGCGGTTGGCTCTACTTGCGCCGTGTAAGTCCCCGCATTTATCATTGATGTTTTACCGCTTAATTTGTGGCAAGTCGCGTTATAACCCCTCAAATTATCGGCAAGATTTTTAACATTGCCGTCATAAGTAATGGATTGAACCGCAAAATAAGTATAGTTTAGCCGTTGTATCAAAGGTTGACGCTGAATCGTCCACTCAATAGTTTTTGGCTTATTCGTGCCGTCCGCCCACTTAGTATTAGTCGGATCGTTAAGCGTGTAGGTGATTGTGTAAGTCCCCGCGTCAATTGCGGCGGTTGTACCCGTCACGGTAAATTTGTCGGACGCGCCATTTGCAATTTTAGCCGATTGACTTTGATAGTTGTAAATGTAATTTGTTTCAGTAAGTGTCGGGATAGCAACGGCATTTTCGCCAATGCTCCAATTAATTGTCACGGGGTCTTTACTGCCGTCCGCCCAAGTATAGCTTGCACTTTTAAGCGTGTACTTGACCCAATACGTCCCCTTTGCCGTCGCAGTGTCGGAACCCGTTTTGTCCATATAAGTCAAATTAACGTTTTGAACGTTCAAGCTGATTGAATTGCCCGTGTAAGTAAAAACGGTTTTTTCGGCGGTAGGTTTGGCAAATGACATACTGCCAATGCTCCACGCAACTTGCTTGCCGCCGTAGCCGCCTTCGTACCATTCGTAGTTTTGATTCGGCGTGACGGTGACGGTGTATGAACCTGCCGCCGTGCCTGTAGTGTCGCCGCTTAAAACGTGCTTAGCCGAGTTATAGCCGTTAAGCGATACACTTTGCTTATTGCCCGTGTATTCAAGTGGGTTTGACGTCAAATTACTTTCGGCGTAGGAGAGTTTTTGACGGTTAATCGTCCACGTAATTGTGACGTCATCGGTCTTGCCGTCCGCCCAGCGCATTGACGTTTTATTTTTCAAGGCGTACGTGACGCTGTAAGTTCCCGCGTTAATTTCGGACGTCGTACCGGTAACAGTCATAAACGCCGCATTGTAATTGTCAACGTCAAGCTTTTTAGTGTTGCCGTCATAAGTAAAAGTGGTATTGGCGGCAGAAGGTTTATCAAGCTCCTTAATTTGGATTTTCCAGCTGATTGTTACGGGCGCCGTTGAGTTATTACTCCAATGCACGTTCGCAGGGTCTTTTAGCGTGTACGTGACGCTGTAGTTGCCTTGCTCGGTTGCTGAATCTTGACCGTTTTTATCCATTTTGGTCAAGTCGACGTTAGCGGCATTGAGAGATATCACGTTGCCCGTGTAGTCAAAAGTGGTAGTCGCGGCGGTAGGAATTGCGATTAAAGCAGGCGCAATTGTCCACTGCACTACCCTTTCACCGCGCGTGCCGTCACTCCAACAATACAAGCCAACCGGCTTAAAATACACTGTGTAAGTTCCCGCGTTGACTGCCGATAAATCGCCGCGTACACTTACTTTTTGCTCTTCATAATCTTTCCACGCTGGATAAATCGTGTTGCCTGTATATGACGGTACAAATTTTTGTGAAGGCGTCGTACCGATAAAAATGTTTGTATCAGCAAGTGACTTCCACCCAAAATTAGTCGGCAATAAAATTTGTTCTTCGGTCTGCAGTTTAGGCGGCGCGGGGAGAATACCTGCCTTGCCCTCCTGCGTCGTGCTTGACGGTTTGAACTCTTCAACCGTAAAACTGCCGCTTGTAATGCTAGCCGCCACTTTGTCAATGTTTTGCTGTAATGTAGCATCTGCAGATTGACGCGCATTAATTTCAGCCTTGACTGAATCAACTGCCGACTTGCCGAGATTGTTAATTGCAGTCTGTAAAGCCGCGTCGCCGTCGCCGCGTGATTTTTGCTCCGCAGATATTGACGCGCTTAGTGCTGAAAACATTGTGTCATCGCGTTTAGCCGCCAAAGTATTTTCATTTGCAATCGCCGTGTTAATGTCATTAATCAGCGGGTCGTACTTATTATTAATCTGTTCAACTACCGCCGAATCGTTTGCAATTCTTTCTTCGCGCTCCGTGTCGATTAAAGCTTTAAGCGCCGTAACGTCAGAATCAAGCGCGGCTTTTAGTGTTTCGTCTGCGGCGGCTCTAATTGACGTTTCGCTTGACGTAATATTTAAAAATTCTTGCCGTAATTCGTAATCGTCCTGAGCGCGTAAAGTTGTTTCGTCCTGCAGTGCCGTCCACAACGCGGCTTTATCAGCGTTAATTTCAGCGTCGACACTTTCACGCGCGGCGGTTTCGTCATTCAATGCTGAATTTAGCGTCGCCCAATTTTTTCGGTCAACTTCGCCCTTCGCCTTGTCAAATACTTGGTCTTCGCGCAGTCCAACGCTCCAAGAAATCCCCATAATATCACCCCTTTACGTCGCGGCAGTCCAACCAACCGCAATATTTTCAATGCGTGGAAATTCACCTGTCCACTTGTAAGCAACTCTAATCACTTCGTCGGGCGCGGCTGTCACGGTCAATTTTTGCGTTGCCTCGTCGTAGTCGTAGTTGCCAGAGCAAACTAAATCTTCGCCCTTAGCTCGGTGCGGCAACATAAATGTCAGCGTCTTGCCTGTCGACGTCGCCAAAATTGTTTCGGTCTGCACTCCGCTTTTTCGTTCAAGCACAAATTTCACGGCGCTTGTACGTTTGTTTGTAAACTCGGTCAAGCGGTGGATGAACCGTGACATATAAAGTCCCGCGTCGCCGTAAGGTTGCGAAAGTTCACCCGCCATTTCAATCCAGTTTTCGGCGTCAACGTCATATTCATAGGATGCGCGAATCTCAACGCCTGAATCTGCTTTAAGGTCAACCGTCGCCGCTTGCGTGTTGTAGTAAAAATCGGTGATAGTTTTTCCGCCTGCCGTCAAGTGCAAAGTGTTTTGGTTAATGCGCGGGTCAATGCCGCCGTTAATTCCCAAATAGTAAGTATCAATCGCGCCGTTGCCGCGTCCAATTACAATGTTGGTGCGCTTTTTTGTCGGCGTCGCGAACTTGATATAGGCTTTAATCTCCGCGTCAAGTAGCTCGGTGTGCTTAATCATCGCGTAGCACGTGCCTAAATCTTGATAGTAAGTTTGCGGCAAGGTGTAAAGCTCTAAGACGTCGCCTGAAAGATTTTCTGCGTCCGTGACGTAAGAAACATTGCAGTCAAAAACGCTTGCCTCGTCCGTGCCGTCAAGCGCGGTCAAAATGTACGTCGCCTTGAATTGAACCGCTGTAGCCTCCTTGCCGACAGCCGCAGTCATTTCAAGCCAGTCACCCCAATCACCTGCGGCGTCACGAAGTCTGATTTTGACGTCCGATTTAGCATAGCCGTTATTAGCTTTATTAAAATCAGCCGTGACAATTCGCGCAGGGTTCGTGCCGTGCTTAAGTTCAAAAATCGGCGAAATTTGGTCGCGCTGATACTCGTCATTAAAGCAATTCACTTTCAAGCCGAGTTTAATTTTTGGCATAACAATAGCGTCGCGCGGGGCGTCAAGTGCGATAATCGGATAAACTTTTTTACCGAGCCATTTGGCAATGCCGTTCACTTCCAATAATTCAGCCGCCGTGTTTCCGTATTCTAAAATGTCGTCGATGTCGCCATATGAGCAATATTCCGTGACGCCGTCATTTGTAAAGTAATAAAGCTTGCCGTCGACTTCAAAAATTACGCGGCGTGAAGTTCCAATAGGCTCGGTGCCGTAAACCACAAAACCGCTGACTTGCGTTTCGCCCGTCAAGTCCAAAGGCTCTGTTGTCTTAAGCAAAGCTCGGCGCCGAAATTCAAATGTGTCCGTGCCGCGTTGCATTGTGTTTGTATCAAGCATTGTTATCACCCTGCCTACGTGTTAAAGCGTATTCGGCGAAATTAAAATATTCTTCCCCGCTTTTTCTTGCGGCGTCTGACACGCCTTCCACCGCGTCTATAACTGCGTCAATCTCCGTGAAAGACATACCGTCCAAAATTTCTAAGATATCGTTAATTGCCTCTGCCGTGTACTTATTCATCTCTGTCACCGTCCAAAATCAAACTCTTAGTTGTCGCGGCGTCAATCAAAGTATTTTCCGCCAGAAAACAATTCACGGCGTCCAAAATCTTTTTCGCGTCGCTGACACTTATGCCGTCCAATTCCTCAATAATTTTCATAATGACGCCTTGAAATTCAATGTTGGCGTCCAAAAATTTATTAGCTGTTTCCTTCGTCATTTCCATATCCCCTTAAAAATGCCTAAAAAAAATTTGGGAACCTATATTTCAAGGCTCCCACTACTCCATATAAAAAAGCGCAAAACTCGACACACGCCACTTTCAGATTTTAAATTTCAAATTTCAAATTTCAATTTTTTTTCAAGCCGTCAACACGGCGTTATTTCTATTCGGACAAGTCGAATTTAACGTCGGTCTTCTCGACGATTGTAAATTTCTCTGCGCCGACAATAGACGCACCTGCCTCGTCACCAATGAGCGGCTGGGTTTGTTTCATAACGTCAACAAACTCGTTAATTTCTGTCGCCGTCAAGTCACTGCGCGGGTCGTCAATCGGCAATGTGCGCGTGTCTCCGTCGTAAAACTTAAGTACCAAGTTGCCGACGCTGGAACTGGTAACAGTATCGGCAAAACGCTGAATATCGAATTTCATTATTGTCCCCCCAGTCTATTATTTCTTCTGAATAGTGATAACGTTACTTTCAAATGTAACGGTATAGTCTGCAGTTGAGGCGGGCTGTACCACGCCTTCCCATATGGAAGTTATGATGCCTTGAGTGGTAGCGCTAACGGTTACTTTGTTTACCCTGCTACTGAAAAAATCACTGAATGCAAGTTGTCCGTCCGAACCTGTTACTGTAGCTAAAGGTATAATCTCTCCGTTGATAGCTTGAACTAATTTAGAGCTGATGAGTTTGCCGAGTTCAACTACGCCTTTAAGGGCTTTAAAATTAGCGTCAATGTCTATCGGAACCGTACGGTTGGCACCGCCATTTTCGTTGATACCAATGTACATCATACCGTTAGTGAGCCCAGCCGCCGCCGCCGCGTATTTCTCACTGTCGGCGCTGAATATGTCAGACGTGCTACGAAGTACCCAATTTACAGTAGAAGTATCGGTGTCAGCATTAGTAATATCTTTCGTGTCAACACGTTCAATCTTTTGCAAGGTATTTGCGGACAAACTTACAAGTTGCTCGCTAAAATGCTTAAGCACATAGTCCGTAGCCACGGGGTTGACGTTGCCGACAGTTTTGCTAATCGCATTAAGGTTTTGGTCTTTGGTGTAAAGTTTAAGTGCTGTAGCCATAATTCACACCTCCTTAACCGTTAAGATTAATTTCGCGGGAATTTGTCATTGAGACGCCTGCACCGACAATACCCGTGCAACTTGAACCGCCGTCCGAAAGAATCAAGTCAGCAACGTCCGCAAGACCCGTCGCATTAAAATTTTTAACGGCGGCTTTAACTACCGTCAAATCACTTTCCGCCATTTCGGGGTACGGACCCACACTGAATTTGCGTGTTGTTTCGTCGCCATAGCCGAAAGTCAAATTAATTTCTGCCTTAGTAGCCATTTAAATTCACCTCTCTTAATTTCAGTCCGGCTCGCCGTCTACGCCCTGCGTAATGGTACGAACCTTTGAATTGCTGACATAACTGCCGCCGCCGATATCGCCAATAATCTTGTCAAGTACAGCGTTGGCTTGCGCAGGCGTGCCCGTCGCACTGAATCCCTTCATTGTGAAGGTTTTTTGACCTGCAAAGGTATCGCCTTCTTTTGCGATATAACCGTCTGCGTTAAGGTTTACGTCGAATTTAACATTGGCAACAGGTGTCGCCGCCCAACTCTCTGCGAAAAGTTGAATGTCAAACAACATATTTATTCACTCCTTTTAATCTGAAATGCGGCGTGTGTCGAGTTTTGCGCCGTAAGTTTAATTGCCCTGCGGAGTAATATTTTTTTTGTCAACCTTGTAAATTTTATTCAAGGTGTTGTTTGACAAGTCACCGTAAGCGTCGGCAAAAGTTTTCAGCGCGACATTTTCGGCGGCGGGGTTAGCATTGGTGATTGACTTGCTGACTTTTTTGCCACTAGGCTTAGTGGACATAATTTGTATTGTGCGTGCTACTTCGCCCATTTTTTTACCTCCTTATTCCGTGTAGTCGGGATTGAGAATTACATAATAGTAACTGTCCCCGCTTTCATCGTAATAACTTTCAAAGAGTCTGTTGCCAATTAATTCGCGTAATAACGCATTGCCGTCAGTGCCTTCACTTGATAACACAAAGGCATATGCGTTGCCTGTACCGAAAGACGGCGCAAAAGTTATGCTTCCTGCAGACGGCGTGTAGGTAAATTGTGGAACTCCGCCCAATTCGTGGTCTGCAAACTCGGTTTCCAATGACGTGTTTAAAGCCGAAATACAGTTGGCAATAGTAAGTGTGCCGGCAATAAATTGGTTCACCAAATACTCCTTGTCCAAGCTTACGTATAATTCGGTCATTGTTGTTTCACCCACGGCTCTTTCGTCTTCTGCGTAGTTGCCATAAAACATTATATTTTCAGCGTTTCGAGTTAATTTTGTTTTTTGCAAGCGGTTGGTGCTTGTAGCATTTTCAGCGGTTATAACACTGCCGTCGCTTAACGTACCCAAAACGTTATAGTAAGTGTCATTTTCGCTAAATCCTGTTACCGTTTCGTACGTCACGCCGCTACCTTTGCCCGCGTAATTGTTATTTACAATATCGCAAATAATTTTTTGTGCAAGCTCGTTTTCGCGCGCAGGAGTAAAGTACGGGCTTGCAAAAGTTATCACGTTGTTAGCAATAGTTACGGCAGGCGTTACATTAACCGCAGGCTCTGCAGGCTCCGCCGTCGCATTGGTGATATCCTCGCGGTTAATGCGGTAAATGTCGCTAAAGGTGCGACGTGAAAGTCCCGTGTATGCCGTTGCAAATGTTTGTAAATCGCTGTCGCTGGTCTCGGGGTTGACGTAAGACACCGTGCGATTAAGCACTTTGTTGTTGCTGTCTTTAGTCACGACCTGCAACTTGCTGGTAATTGCCATAAGGTTTTTCCTCCTTTTTTTTGTCTGAAAGGCGGCGTGTGTCGACTTCTGCGCCTTATTTCAGATTAACCGTCTAAACTGAAATAAAATTTTCAGATATTTCATTTTAGCACTAAAAAACGCGGTTGCCCGTAGACATTACCGCGCTAATTGCAATATATAAAACAAAAACCGCTTGAACCGCCGCTTGAACCGTTAGCAGACGCGCCGCCGCCGTAACCTGCCGCACCGTTAATTCCGTCTTGGTAAATGCCGCCTTGACCGCCTTCGCCGCCTGTCGAAAATACAGCTTGACTGAAATTTTCAATTTTATCAGCAACAACAAAAATATGTGCGCCCTGCTTGCCGCCTTCAAAGTTGCCGTTCGCCTTGCCGTTTGAACCGTAACCGCCTGTAATTTTGGACGTCTCAAGCTCGCGATAATTTTCAGACGTGCCGCCACTTGCACCGGAACCGCCTAAACCGCCGTAGCGTGCAGCATAACTGCCGCCGCCGATATAACCACCTGCCGAGCCTGTACCGTCTTCGTCAAAACCGCCTGAATAACCGCCGCCAATATTGGATTGAGTAGCGTTGCCACCGCCGAATCTGTCACCCGTGCCTAAGCCGCTGTACGTCGCGCCAATGCGTGAGTTAGCACTAAGCTTTAACGTCTTAGCCAAAATAAACGCCGAGCCGTGACCTTCGCCGAGTGGCAAGCGATTAAAGTCCTGCGCGTTGCCGATATATTCAAGACCTTCACGCCCATAAGCAGGTGCGCCGCCTTTACCTTCGACGCTGATTTTGCCGTCGCTGATGTCGCATAAATTATTCGCCGCAACCGCGAACACTCCGCCGACCTTGCCGTTAAATTTCGGCGTGCCGGTGTAATTGGTGTTCAATGTAAAATTGACAAATTGCGGCACCGAGATAATTTGCATTGCATAATTTTCAAGACTTACTGAAGGTGCAGGAGTATCAATCACGACGTAATTTTCACCGCGTGACATAACTTTTGCCAAAACAATTTCGCCGGCGTATTGCGTATGTAAATGGCTTTTTTGTATTACCTGCACGATAACCATAGCGTCTACGTCAATCGGCGTCAAGCCGTTTACGGTCTCATCGGCAAGTGTCAGCCGACAGCCGCCTTGATTAATCGCCGTAACTCGCGCGTAGTTGTTAATCGCCTTCGTAGGGTTGACGATACTGCCATAAGTTCCCGCGCCGAAGTCGTGTATATTAACCGCGTCAAGAAATGACGGCGTATGCAAAACGTCATAAGCGTACAAGCCCTCGTCATTTCGCAACGGCGTATTGGACGCGATATAGCAACGGCAAAGTCCCCTGCCGACTTCACTTTCCTTAGTCGCCGCCGTCCGATATTTCGCTATCATCTTCGCATTGAAGTCAACAATATTTTCTGCCGCTATCAGAATCGTACTGCCGCCAATGTTCGTGACGTTTGCAGGCTTAACACCAACGGAATTTTCGGCACCTCTGCAAAAATGCGCACCGTGCGTGTCGACGTTGCCAATGCGTGATTTATCGTTGCAGTAAATATTTTTCGCGGAAATAATAGCCGCTCCGTCACCTGCATTGAGCAGAAGTCTTTTGGCAGTGATAAAGTTTTCTTGACCGCTGAATTTCGCAAAGTCACCTTCGCCATTCGCCGCCGTTTCCTGTTCCGTAAGCGGTCTGAATAAATGTTTGGCATTACTCGGTATGCCGCTGTCGCCTAAGCTTATGTGACCGCCCTCAAATTTAAGCGAATCGAATACGCGAATGAATAAAATCCCGCCACAAAGTTTGTGTATGTCGAATACCGGCGGCATTATTACCCCGCCTTCTTTCAGCGTCAAGCAGTCGAAATTCGCCGCAGTTACCATTTGCAAATTGTACAGGTCAAATTTATCACGCGGGATTAAGTCCGTGACGTTTTTGCTTAATGTCAGCAAGCCGTTTTGCGCCAAAAGGATTTTCGCCACCATATACTTGCCGAGATAGTCGGTTTCTTGCGCCGACGCCGAAACGTGTATCAAGACGTCATTGCCCGCGTTAAAATTTTCGTACTTGCCAATTACCGCGCTCTCCGTGTCAATCGCTACTTTATCGTCACTTAATTCATCAATGCGAATTATGCGCGCGTAGGAGTTGACGTTTTCAATGACGCCGTCCGAAATTTCCACGTCGTCCAAGTGACCGTCGCCAAAAGAAAGAATTGTTCTTAAATCGTATGACAAGATATCACCTCCAATAAAAAAAGCGCCTTTCGGCGAAACATATTCTTGAAAAGCAAAAATCCCTGTGGTAAAATTGCCGTGACAAACAATAGACAATCCCGCAGGAATTTTGTATTTTAAATTTTATCACTTCCTGCGGTTTACGTCAATGAAGGAGTGATAAATTTGGGTAAGTTTAAGGATTTAACCGGTATGAAGTTTGGACGTTTAACCGTCATTGAACGCGCTGAAAATAAAGGTAAAAGAACTTGTTGGAAATGTCATTGTGATTGCGGTAACGACGTTATTGTTGATGCTAGCGCTTTGAATCACAATCTTACTACATCGTGCGGTTGCCAAAAACGCGAAAGAATTATCAAATATAGTACCAAACACGGGATGTGTGGCACTAAGATTT